TGCAACGATTAGTTGTTCTTTTTTCTTTGGTAAGTTATATCCTTTAATCTGGTCTACCAATTTACCTAAAAATCTGTCAACTTGTGGAGGTAGGGTTACATCCATATCTTCCAACTCTTCGTTTACATTTTCTTTAACAACTTTAGGTAAGTAAGTTGCACCACTATACCATTTTTTTTCAATTTTATGTTCTTTACCTTTTTCATCTTTAACAGTAAAGGTAGAAGGGTTTACTTTAACTACTTTTCCTTTTTTTGGTTGAGCACTTCTTCCAATATTTTGCAATTCTTTTTCTGCATAAAATTTTATAGTATCACCAACATTTGCGTCAAGTGTTACATACCCTTCGTTTACTTTTTTCAAAGAACCCATATTTACGGGAATAAATTGTGTTAATTTTGCCATTTTTATTTTAGTTTAATTCAATTATAATTTCTCTCATTAAGTCTTGTGCTTTACAGAACTTACCACATTCTTCAGCAACTTTTTTCCATTGTTTAGATTCGTTGATTGGTGCCATAAATGCTCCATGAGTTGATGGGTTTGATACAAAGTCCCAACCAACTAATTCAAAATCTTCCTGAACCATTACAGTACCATCTACCATCTCTTTTACTGAACCTAATCCTCTGGATGAAATACCTAAACGGATATTGTTTTTTAACAACTCTCTAAGAATGTTACCAGATGGAGTAGAAAGGATTTCAACCGTTCCCATTACATCATCACCTTCCCACCAAATTTCTCTAATGTTGTGAGAAACGTTTTTAAGGTTGATAACCGGTGAATCCGGGTGGTCTAATTCTCCCAATGCTCTTCTTTCTTTAATGAGTTGTTCGTATTTTTGGCACTCTCTCTCCAAAATATCTTTAGGGTATCTTCTATTATTTTGGTTTGGGGCACCTGCTCTTTGTAGAACTCCCTTTACCAAATAAGTTCCATTAGATTCTTCTTGAAGTTTTGCTTCAAATAAGTGAGTTTCTATTAATAATCCTTTACTCATTATTTTATATCGTTTTTTGCTTTATATACTACTTTATCCATTATACTTTTGTCATTCCAAGATTTCAAAAGTATAGTTTTTAATTGGTTTGTCAATTCTGTTTTATCCAATTTACCATCGGAATTTCTAACTTCCTTTACTATATATATTTTAACATCGGTTAGATTTAATATTTTATCAACCGCATTGTTATCCATTCCTTTATGCGTATCAACTATCTTTGATATCTTTTCAACAACCCCATCATCTTTGTATAGGTTTGTTATGATAGTTTTTACAGCACCTTTGTAATCACCCTTACCACTAAAATACTTAAATCCCTTCTCAATTAAATCTATTAAAAAATAATAGATAATATTACTAATAACTAAAGAACCAAATGCAGCAATTAAACCTATTAGTAGGTTTTCATTTACTTTTTTTTTTGAGCCTCGTTTTTACTTGCTCTTAATGCTGCTAAATCACTTGCCTCAATCTCACCATCTTTATCAACATCTATTTTTTCTTGGTTTCCTGGTAGGTTTTCGTTATATCCTCTCAATCTACCTTCGGTTTTTGCTTTATATGCTTTATCAACTGCATTGAAAAATGCCTTTTTCTCATCATCACTCATAGAAGGTATAGATTTACCACTCTTATCCAACATAGTTTTGAATAATTGTTGGTAATCTTCTTCTTCTCTAACTACCTGTCTTATAAGTTCTTTAAGTTGATTTACTTTCATTATTGTGATATTTTACGAATTTGTTGTTCTAATCTAACCAATCTCTCTTTTATCTTATAAATATTACTATTAGTTCTTTTCCAGAAATTTTCGTTAGATACTCCATTTTCTTGCTTAATTCTACCATACCAATTTAGGAACTTTTCCATTTCGGCAAGTTGTTTATTGATGTTTGATATTCCCTTACCGATTTTAGTTGTAGCAGGTGCATCTTCTTTTTTAAGTTCAATCCAACGATTTTCTGTAACGATTACTTTATATTTAGAAGATTTGTTTTCGTTTACAACACTATATCCTGTCAAATCAGCTTGTCTTTTTCCCTTTTTCTTTTCGTTTTCAGGTTTTCCAAATGCATAAGGAGTATCATATGGTCCTGCTGCATCTGAAGTTGTCATCTCTTTAATAGATAATCCTAATTCTTCTTCAACCTCTTGGATTTCATCATAACCCATTGCGTGTAATTCTCTAACAATATCCAATCTACTTGCGTTTTTATCACCAGTTACTACGATTGCAACTTGTTTTCTTACAGAAGGAGTTCCGTTGTGATAATACTGCATCACTCTCTTAAAGTGTATATCACCACTACCCATTTCATCAATATCACCCTTTAGTTCGGCATCTTTATACAGACCACTAACTTTGGCATCTAATTCTGCTTGAAGTTTTTTCTTTAAGATTGTTAATTTTTTAAGAGCTTCGATGTGCTTTTTTTCTTCCGGAGTTCCTTTGGTTTTTTTGTATTGGTTTAAATGGTTTTCCATTGCATCCAATACTTTAGAATACTCCGTATGGATTGTTTTAACTCCCCTTGCTTCTTTTACAATGATTTCTTTAATCTTATCAGGAAGTTCTTTATGTTTTGTTGATGCGAAATCTTTAGCAGATTTTTTATCCATATCTGCTGCTACTTTTGCAACTTCTGGAGATGGGGCTTCCATATCACCCTTTTGAGTAGCATGGACCATTCCCATAAATTTCTGTTGTGCTTTACTTACCGCTGGCATCTTTCAATTCTTTTAGTAGTTCATAAGACATCATAAGAGCAGATAAGTGTTGTTCTTTAATCTTTTTAACAGATTTAACCTTTCTAATGTTTGAGATTGTTTCTGCTAATTTGATTTTTGTTACTTTATCTGTTAATTTGGAACCTACTTCTTTTAATTGAGTAATAATATTGGTTACAGATTTAGAAACATATTCGTTCAATTTACCTGTATTGTTGATATTATTGATATATTCTCTCAATAAAGATTTTTGTTCTACGGTAAGGTTTTTGTATTTTGTGTTAAAGTTTTCTACTAAAAACTTATAAGAAATTGCTCTTAAGTCTTCATCTTGCTTTCTGTATTCCTCCATAACTGCATCTTTGATTTTTGCATCTTTATTTTGGATAGATGAATTGATAATATTTTCCGTAATTGTGAAACGAGAACTCACAATATCTGTCGGGTCAAATTGTTCTTGAGATGTTGTTACTTCAAATATTTTGTAAATTGAAGCCAACGCCTTATAGTTAGAAATTGGTGATTTAATAAAATCATCAATGTTATATGTTTCTTTAATTTCTTTAATTAGATTGTATTTTTCTTTGGTAAGTTTTTTCTCATCCAATCTTTTTCTTGCTTCACAGATGGTATCAATAAACTTTTCGGCTTTAGCTTCCGAATTATATTTTTCGTTTACCAAATACTGATATAATTTTAATTCTTTAGATAATTCTCTTTTAGAATTGAAATGTTCTTTCAAAATCTTTTCTGCAACTGATTTATTTGATGACATGATTTCTGCTGTAATTTGTCTTACAAGCAACTCAAATATAAATCCTGTGTTTTTAAACTTTGAATGTTTTATTTTTTTCATCAATTTGTGTAGTTTTGTTAGATATAAATATATCTTTATATTACTTTATTACTTTTTTGTTAAATCTTCGGTTAAAATAGTTTTTTTGTTACCATTCATATCCTTAAATACCTCTAAATAAGTATTCATTCTTGGTTTGTATTTTACAGAACCTTCTCTTTGTTTTAAGGTTTTAATACCCAATGGGTCTCTACCTTCTGGATGGTCATCTTTACCGTATCTAACCGGGTCTTTAGGTCTACCAACTTTTCCTTCTTCTTCTAATTCGTTTTTAATTTTTTCGATTTCTTCTTCTACGTTAGTTGGTGCTTCTGTACCCGTTTCGTTTGCAGGGTCTATACCTTGCGTTTCAATTGATGTTAAACGGAACATTTGTTTAGTATCATCCAACACTTGCAATGTCATATCGTTTTGCTCATCTTCCGCCATTCCCATAATAGATTCGTACATCCATTCTTTAGAGAACATCTTTGTTTGTTGCATTTGTTGGATTAGTTGAACTTTTGAGTTATACAATTCAACTTTTTCTTGTTCGTATATTTTTGATGGAATTGTTAATTCTAAACTGAAATCGGTTAAACGGTCATCATCAATACCTTGTGCATATAGGTGAACGATTGCAATTTTTGTTAATTCTGAAATTAATACTCTTTGTATTCTTTCGATTGTTTTTGCAAATCTAATATCCTGTGATGCTAAAGTTGCTTTACCATTAACATCCTCTTCATATCCCATATATGCTTTTGGTATCTTTAATGATGCCATTAACTTACCTTTTAGATAGTTTAGGTCATCAATCATATTGTACTCCAATCCTTTTAGAGTATCAATTGATGTTCCGTTATCACTACCCCTTACTGGCATATAGTAATCCTCAATAAGGTTTTGTATATTATATTTTAAGTTATATTCACCTGTTCTTTCATCAACAAATGGAACTTTTTTAGAGTTATTGATAATCTTTTGCATGTAGTTATCCACTTCGTTTGGTGGAATGTTACCCACATCTACCTTAAATATCCTCTTTTCAGGTGCTCTCATCACTCTGTGAATTAACATTGCATCTTCCATCAACATTAATTGTTTCCAAACTCTTCTACCGCCTTCAATCATAGATTTTCCGTAAGGTAGGAAGTTTGAGTCGGAGTTCAAACGGAAGTGTGCCATTTCATAGTTCTCAAACTCTTTCTTTGCAGATTGAGATGCCGCACCGTATGGGTTTTGATAAGGAGCGTATAAGAACTTTACTCTTTGTGGGTTTTCTGGATCAAATTGTTCAACTCTACTCATCTCATAACAAGACATTGGCATCACATTCACAATACCCAATTTGTCTGCTATTTCTAATTGTAAAAAGAAATCTCCGTATTTAACTAAGTTTCTTGTCCAAGGCCAAAGATTGAACTCTAAGTTTAGGATATCAAAGAAAAGGTTTTCTAAGATTTGTTTTACGTTATCGTCTGCATGATGGATTTTAAGAACACTACCCATTTCGTTTCTTGCAGTACATTCATCTGCATATACATCTAATGCCGATGAAAGGATAGGGTCAGTATCCATTGAATCGTAATCTCTAAATAAGTCAATACGAACTTGTTGGTATGCCATAGAAGACTCTGCGGCTCCATTTCCATAGTTTGTAACTTTTAATTTCATAAACCTATCAACGAGGTTTGTAGTCATATTCTGATATTCATCAGTATCTACGACCTTTACTCCGGTTGCGGTTTTACGAACTATGGTGTTTGTTGAAAATAATTTTTGTAACCTACCGAATATTGATTTATCTGCCATTTCTTATTTCTATATGTTTTAACAAAGATACGAAAATTATTTGATTTTTCCAAATAACTTACTCACTATCAATGAATTATATTACCACTTTCTGCAAGACCAGTATCTTGCTTTCCATCTTGGACCTGGATTATCACAATTGTGTCTTGCTCTGAAACTTCTTCTTCTATCTGGATTTGATTTTTTAATTTTAACACCTTTTTGTCCAAAATTTACTTTAACAACATTACCTTTGTCGTTTTTAACATAAACTTTGAATTTTTTAACATCACCTGCCATTGGTTTTCCCAATTTCACTTTTCTACCCTGATACTCTGCTTCTAATAAACAAGGACAAGTTGCTTCGCTTAATTGTTTGTTGTATTCTTTCATAAAAATGATGAAATCTTTTACATCATCTTCGTTTTCTACATCGTATTCTATTGGTTCAACATATCCGTATTCTACCTCATCATCTGCATCTCTCAAATTTGGATGATTTGGATATTCATCTTCTTCAGAAATTTGGTTTAATAGTTTTTCGTATTCTGATTTAGGTGCTGGGGTTCTTTTTTGTAATTGTTGAACAATTTCTTTCCATGCATCATCGTATCTTTTTTTATCAGTAGGTGGTAATTGTCTTTTTAAGAAATATATGAAACTCATTATTTCCGATTTATCTTCTTTCCACCACTTAGACATATCTGGAAAGTTTTCATTTATATTTTCATTTACAGGAACACAATTTGGAACCATTTTATCTCCTTTTTCTTTCATTCCAACTTGTTTGTACCCATCCCAACAAGATTCACATAATCCGTTGGTATCTCCCTCATTACAAGTTCTCCAACCACCACCCTTAGATTTGTAGTTTTTTGCTGCCCATCCGTTTGCGTATGCAGATGGATATACATCGAATTTTCTTTTAGCCGCTGCTTTAGAAGCAGACCATTTACCAGGGTCAGTTGGACAATTTTTTTCTAAGAATAAATTGATACGTTCTTCAATGTTGTTCAAAATTTTCATATTTTCGTTCTTTTTTCTACCTTGACAATGTGCTCTTTGTGAAAAACCTTTTGGATTGTTACAATTAATGGAGTTTTTATATTTTTGACTCCATTTTTCATTTATTGTATCAGATAGCTTTATCATTACGCTCCTGTTTTTACAAATGTTGGTTTTTGTCCTTTTGATTTTTCTCCACCTTTTTTAGCATCTCCTGCTTTATTTTGTGCTGCTCTTTTTCTTTTTACAAATGCCGCTCTACCATCTTTTCCTAATTTTGCAGCTTTTGCGTTTGATAAACATGCTGCATAAGATGAACCTTTTTTAGAGTCTCCACACTTACCTACCTTTTCACCTTTGGAATTGTATCTATCCCAACCACCAGTTGGTCCACTACCGAACCACTTTCTAAGGTCTTCATCCAAAAGGTCAATTAATCTTATCATTTGTAAATAATATCTATAATATAAATATACAATTTTTAACCAAGCAACCAAGTTAGATTTTCTTTTTCTCCTTTGCCCAAATCCATCTCATATGGATTCTGACTCATATACCCAGTCGAAATCATTCCTTCGTATTTATTTATTTGAGATGCGTTCAACATACTCTTTGTTAAATCTATACCCTCTTGTCTTAAACGAAGTGCTGTATTTCTAACCCACAATCCAATTCCTAATGCCATCACCAAGTCATCATTATATCCCTTCATTGCTTCTGCTCTACCACCGTTCCAAACAAATGTAAATAATTCATCTATCAATCTTTGAGAACGAATGAGTATATCCTTATCGTTCATATAAGTATCTAATGTAGAAATAATTAGAGGACGGGTTTTTGATGTTGTTGAAAATCCTGCAACCATTTGTCTTTCTTCTCTGTAAAACTTATTGGTCATCTGTCTTTCAACATCAATATATTTTAGGTCATTACTCATATAGAATAGGTTTTGGTATCCTCTATCTATTACCTGTTGAATACATGCCCAACCTACGTTTGAGTTTTCTACTACCAATAATGCATTGTTATATTCGGTTGCTAATGCTGTTAAGAAGTTTCCAAAATCTTTTGTATCAATTTTACCTCTATATTCTGCAACTTGCGAACTATCTTCTATATCAATAACTTGTGCAGTTGAATAATCGGCTCCATCTCCCCTCGCCACATCGGCTACAACCATATATTGTCTGTTGTAGTTTGGGTGTTCCCATACCCATAGGTTACTATCAAATCCTCTCTTTTCAACCGGCTCCATTACATAAGTTTCTTTATACCATGTCAATAGTGCAGGGTCTATCACTGTATCACCGGAACCAACAAAGTCACAATCACATTCTTGTGCCGCACCTTTAATTCCCAAAATACGGGTCTGTTCATCTCTCCATGCCTGATTTCTTTCTGGATGAACTGTCCAATGTAGGTTGATACAATTGAAACCGTTTGTTCCACTTTCTCCCTCTACCCACATTTTGTGGAACCAGTTACCAATACCGTTTGGAGTTGATAATACAATTGCCGAACCACCTGTTGATAGGGTTGATTGTGCCGATAACCAAATCTCATCAATATCTCTAATAAATGCCGCCTCATCCACAACCAATAAGGATAGTGCTTCAGAACGACCTGCATCTGGAGATGATGCGATTGCTTTTACTTGTGAACCATTCTTTAATTTAAGTGATAATTTGTTATCCTCTACCGATGATTGTCCACCATCTCTCAACCAAACAGGTAATAAATCGTGCATAACCCTTACTTTCTCTACCAAGTTTTTTGCAACCGTTACTTTAGTTGCAATAACCAATGCATTGAAATCCTGATTAAACAACATTTTCCACAGAATAAATCCTGCAGAAAGTGTAGATAAACCTAATTGTCGTGATTTTAGAATAATGTTAAAACGATTCTCTTTGAAATCCGTTAAACACTCCTCCTGAAAAGGATAAAGGTGAAAGGGTATTTTTCCTCTCACCGGATGTTGAATAACGCAGTATTTTTTCATAAAGTAAATGGGGTCTCCCGCACACTTACGATATTCTTCTGCTATAATTTGTTTTAGGCTCTTTTGAGGTTGCCCTTGAACTGCCATTACTTTCCTAATTTAATTTTCCAATATGCACCCACACCAATATAAGGAGTAAATGCACCGTTTGTACCATCAGTAGTTGTGTTTAATACGCCACCACCAATTTGATACAATTTATCTTTTTTGGTTTTTAAGATAAATCCACCACCAATTGTACTAACTAAATCTTTTTTGTTTAAGTTAGAATTAAAACCAAAATATAATTGGTTTTTTGGTAATTCTTTTACAATAGTTGTTTCTTTGATAGTTCTTTGTTTTACACTCGCATTGAAAGTTCTACCTAAGATTTTGTTTTGTGTAATTGTATCTGTTACCGCAACTGTTCCTAATGAGTCAGGTAAAGTTAATACATCTTTATACACATTTTTTGCATAGTAGTTTTGTAAAAGTGCTTGAGTATCAACAACTGCAGGGATTTGAACTTCTTTAATTGTTTCGTGGTAAATATCTTCACCTCTTTTTGTAACAACTTTTGTTTTAACCACATCTACTGTGTCAATAATTCTTTTAATCACTTCGTATTTTTTACCATCTACTTTGATGATTTCTCCTGTGATTTTTGATGCAATACCGAAATATTCTATTCCTACAAAGATTAATAATACTACGATTGCAATGTTTTTTACTGATAAATACTTTTTCATAATTTTTACTTTTTAATAAGTTCTGGATGATTTAATTCAAGTAACTTTTCTTCTAATGCCGCTTTCCTTTCCAATAGGGCTTCTATTGCATCGTATGCACCATCAATATCGTTTTTTAAATTTTGTTTTACTTCTTCTATATCTACTTCCCATGTCCAATTTTGTAAAGAACCATCTTCATTTACAATTTGGAATTGAGATGTTACACCTTCTAATGCTTCTTCAAATCTTTGTTTTAACTCCCTTACATATGCAAGTTTGTTTCTTGTTATTTTGTAATCTTCGTAATAAGGATATGTTCCATCTGCTTTTAAGTTTGTTTCATACTTTGCTAAACAAGTTGCACAATATCCTGTTTTACGAATTAGTTTCTTATCCGCATTACTATATTGTATAGTTTCACAATCCTCACCTGAACAATTGCTCATTTGGTCAAGAAATTTCCTAACCTCATCCATTTTGGTTACGGATATTTTGTATCCATCTTTTTGTTCCCATTGGTGACCATCTTTATCTGTCCAAATCTCACCAATCTCTCTATCTTTTTCTACCTCCCCATCATATCCATGCACTCTTTGAGTATTATCTTCTCTACCAAAAACCGTATCAATTATCTTTTTACGGGTTGGGTGAATGTAATTGTTTTTTTCTTCGAAACTTTTTCTTTTTGCCATATTTGTAACTGTTTATATATGTATATATATTATATTTTAATAAAAAAGACCCAATATTTGATTTAGTGGTGCAAAGGTACCTGTAAGTTTATAAGTGTTTCCTTTATAAACAAATACAATACCTTCATTTGGAACTATCCTATCTTTACCACCTAAACTATTTAATCTTTCTAATTCTTGTTTTAATTTTGCAATTAAAGATTTATCACCACTTTGCCTAACTCTTTCTGCGGTTGATTTTAATCTATCTTTCATTGAACGAATTGCAGCATTAGGATTTGCTGTAAGAACTGAACTCATAAAGGATAATACATCTGCTCCAACTCCTAAAAATATTTCCTCAAAAGGTTTAATATTTGTTTTTTGTTGTTTCATTACATCAACTTTATCGGTTTCAATTGCCCACTTTTTAATATCCTCATCACTTATACTTGCTAATCTAAAAGATTTCTCACCAAATGCCCATCTTCTTACCAATGCTTCTTTTGTAAGTTTATCTACTACCTTTGGAGATTTTTTATCTACAAAATCTTCCCACCATTTTTGATGATATAATGCAACTGTATCTCCATCACTCAAACGAAATTCATTTTGTAATTTTGATAATTTAGATAAGTATTTGCTCTGTTTAGAACCCAATTCTTCATTCTTTGGTAATTCGGTTACAGGAGGTCCTTGTATTGTGTATTTAGATTGAACATCTGCATTTACCTGCTTTATCATTCCTGCTAATACTCTTGCTGCTGATTGGTCAGAACCTACTGCATTTCCTTTTTCATCATAACAAGTTGTATTGTGAAATACTAATAGTGCTTGTCCATAAGGAATAACGTTTACAGATGTTGGCCAGATAACCTCCAAATTCATAAAACATTGTCCTTCGTTGAATATTTTTTGTCTTTGTTTTTCTGAAAGTGATTGGATTGCTGCCGATAGGTCTTTCATTGCAAAATTGTATGCATCGGTTAAACCACCTCTACCCCCAAACTTTGATGCAACACCTTCAATTCCCATTGCGTTTGCTCCCGCATTTGCAAGGTGTCCTTTGTTTCTTGCCGCAATCAATCTACCATTTTTCCAACTGATTGCCAATGCCTGTCCATCTGTTTTTTCTCTTGTCAATTCCAACTCACCATTTAATGCTCCTGTGATAATGTTTTTCAGGTCACCAAATGTTAAATCCATATCATCAAATGGGTGTGCCATATGTCCATATGCACCACCTTCGTTTAATATTCCTTCTTTAAGACTTCTTTTTTGTAGAACTAATTTGTTTATGTCTGAAAATAAATCAGCAATTTCTTTATCCAATTTCTTTTCATCCGCACTCATTGGTGATTCTATATCCACATTGGAGTATAGTTTTTTCTTTTTTGCCACCAATACATCTACCCTTTTAAGTAAATCGTTTTTTACTTTATCTAAATCTTTTATAATTTCTTCTTTAGATGTTTCGTTTAAGTTTTTATTTGCAGGTTGATTATCATATCCACAAACGTGACAGATATACATCGCGTTTCCACCTTCTGCTTTATACCATTCATGTCCACAATTATCACAAATTATCATCCCACCCTCATCTGCTGAATTGGATTTTACTTCTGCTTCGTTAAATGCAGATGGAACTTTTATTTTTGTCCAACCTCCCCAACGAAATATTCTTGATGGTATTGGTAAGGTAGAACCAATTGGTAATTTATGTTGATATTTTTTATCTATACCAACTACTTTGGTAACATAGTTTCTGTTTTTATTATCTGCACCAATCAATTCAACTTCAACCTCAACTTCGTTTCCACCGATTTTCATTTTACCCTTAAAGAAACCTTTGTTAATTTCTTCAATTTTTCTAAATGTAGTTGCTTGTTTTCCGTTGATTGTTGGCATCCCATGCTGGTCTTTACCAATATCTTTTACGGTAGTTTTTTTGTTCTTAAACTTACCCATAAGGATTTCATCACCCCTATCTATATCCAAAGTAATATCCTCTTTGTTTATTTCAATTGCTGCTAACTGTCTTTTTGCAGATGCTAACGATGAATGTGTTCCTAATCTCTTACCACCATTTTTTGGATAAACTACATAATCATCACCAACTTTTTTAATAGTTTCTGTGTAGATTTGTTTGTTTAATTTTCCGTAATCTCTTAAAAGAATACCTGCTAATGCATTTGCCTGATTTTCAACAGGTGAACCAGTCTTACCCGCTTCTTCCTCATTTCTAATTAACTTCATCTCATCCTGCTTTCTGTGAACCATTTCGTGTGCAATAGTTCTTAGGATATCTGCCGTTAATCTTCCACTCGTTACTACAAAAATCTCTTTAGTTAGTGGAGAATATCCACCCAACGATGGTTGTTCTCTATCTAACTCATTATCCTTTAATAAAACTACTTTTGGTTTTTCGTTTAGTTTTAATCTTTTTGTAGCGTATTCTATAAAGTGTTGTATATTTTGTGCTTTTGACGGAGAAAGGTTTTCATTTAGAGAACCAAATAGAGAACTCAATTCTCCTTTATCTTTTTCTTTTTTGTAATCAACAACTGCTTTTTTCAATTGTTCATCACTCAACTCATAGGTTTCCATTTTTTCGGCAACCTTTTTAAGAACATTATTTACAAAATCAGTTCCACCCGCAATCTCCAATAATCCCATAGATGCAGTTGCCAAACCTGCCCCACCAATCGCAGCCTGTTTAGCTCCCAATCCTAATGTTTCTAATGTTGCGTGTTTTGCTATATCTTTTGCAAGGTGTGCACTGAACCCACCAACTCCATGTGTAAATACACCTGCTGCACCACTACCTGCTGCCGCAAATGTTCCACCCAAACTCGCACCCGCATTTACTGCTTTAATAGCAGCTGCTCCCGCACCACCCAATGCCATAGAACCCATTATTAATGCAGTATCAACAGCAAAATGTTTTAAATGATGTATTTGTTCTTTTCTTTTTTCTTCTGAATATTCCCACTTACCCGTTTCTTTGTTTTTAGTAGAACCGATTTTTTGTCCGTTTGCTAATGCCCAAACCGCTTCACCGGAACCTTTAACCATTTCCTTTTTATTATCTGCCCACTGTTTAATACCTTTACCGAATTTTTCTAATCCGGATTTGATATTATCCACCATTCCTTTTCTTGCTTTTGAACCTGGTTTGTGTTCTCCGTTTGATATAAATTCTCTATCTTCTTTATCTAATGTTTTTACAACATTCATCAAACTTTCTTTTGCCTTTTCTTTTTCTTTTGCATGTTCTGCTGATGATTTTAACTCCGCACCTTTTAGGGTTTGTGGTTGGGGTTGTCCTTCTCCACCTTTATCACTACCACCATCTTTTGGAGTTTTATCAACTTTACCTTGTTGAGTTTGTCCTTTTTGCACAGGTTGTCCCTTTTGTGGTGGTTCAGGTTTCTTTTCAGGTGCAGGTTTTATTGGTTGTGCAACATTTTGTGTAAGTTTCTTTGCCTGAATATGTGCCTCGTGGTCAGCAGGTAATCTCAATGCACCTCTTACAGTGATTTTCTTTTTTTGACCATCTTTTGCAGTATATGTAAGTTCCTTATCGTAAATAGGATTCTGTGGTGCATTTTCCGGTTGTTCGTTTAAGTAATTTGCTATAAAATGATTAAAATCATTTTCCGTAATTGCATTTGCTATAATTTCCGCAATTGGGTCATACGGTGCCATATTACCATCAAATGCATCTTCTTCTTCTGCAGGGTGTTCTATTTGATGACGGGTTGGGTGTGGTTCTGGTCTCAATTTTGATGGTGGGTTTGTATTTACACTTTCGTTTGCCGAACCAGTTGGTGCACCATTGATATATCCACCAGGTAGAACTAACCCAGTTCCAATTCCACCAGGAAATCCTTCTGTGTTTAAGTCCTCATCATCAATTACATTTATCTTATCAAAACTTCCTGCCATTCCTGTTGGAAAACCTGTTCCGGCTTCGTTTAATTTATTTTTAATCATTTGGTAAATTTCATCATCAAACTTTGGATATATTTTCTTAAAGAAATCTTTCGCTTTCTTTTCATCCGCACCCTTAAAGTTTGTTCTAACATCTGTTCCACTTATTGGGTTAGGTTCTGCAGGAACTGCGTAAACATATCCAATCTCATCATATCCATACCCAGCTTTACCTTTATATGGTTTAAAGTATTTACCGGTCAATCTACTCGCATCTTTTTCACCAACGGCTGCTACATATTGTGTAGTTTTACCATCGTATTTATCCAATATTTCTTTTGGTGCGTATGGATTTTTGATTTGAACAAATTTATCAGCAGGAACTCCAAATATTTTTGTTGCTATTTTTTTCTTTTCTTCGAAATTAAATGGTGATTTTCCACCATCGGTAACATTGGATGTTCCAATATAAACATTATCTCTACCAAATTTGGAAACCAATTTTTGATATGAAATAAAATGCCCCTTATGAAAAGGTTGAAAACGACCTGAATATACTACAATCGTTTTTTTAACTTCCGGCTTATCTACTTCTAATTTTAATTTCATAAGTATAAATATCTTATTTTGTAAGATTAGAAACTTTTATAGATAAATGGGTCTCTTTTTTTAAGTTCTTCTAATTTTTTCTTAAATCTTTTTTTTCTTTTATGTTCTTCCCAAATTTTTACAAAGAAAGAAATTACTGGCCAATTTTTCATAATTGTTTTAGTTTAATTTTTGCTTCTTCTAATGAAACTGCTTTATCATCTATAAGTAAATCGTAATGTAACTTACCCATAAATAATCCATGATGTTTTACTCCCCACTTTTCTAAACATTCTAATGTTAAAGGATATAATTCATCATATATCCTATTTACATCTCCGTTTAGAGTTTTCATACCTCTTGCTGTATAAATATAAATAGTATGTCCTTTATCATACATTTTATTACACAAATCTATCATTTCTAAAATAGGTTGACATTGGTGATACTTATCAATTCCCAAATCTTCTATTCCTTCTGGTCTAAAACATAGGGTATCATCTAAATCAAAAACTAATATTTTTTTATCACTCATTGTGGTAAACTTTTTAATTTATTTTGTATTTTTTCTTTTATAATATCATCAATTTGTGGCAATTCATACATATCGTAACAGTAATGTCCACAAACCTGTATTAGTTTTTTCTTATCTTTTTTATCAAAATCTTTACTTACCCACTTTTCCCATTTTTTAGATTTTAAACATATTTTGTAAAATTCATCAATCTGTGTATCACTCATATGTTCTAAATAAGTCAGTGTTTGTATTTGTGCAATTTCTGGTCCAATATTAATACTATCTACACCATTATTAAAACGAATTAGATATTCTTCGTTAGTTAAGTAATCTCCGTTATGTTCTTTGGTTTTTTTTCCAAATTGTTTACAAACCGAAACCATTGATTTTAATCTTTCTAAATCAAAATTGCCAGTATTTTTCATATTTACCAAATCCAACCCTACTCCGGATTGTATTACTACATATTCTATATTATCAAATATTTGAGATGATAATTGTTTTTGTAAGAACTGTAATATTTCAAATACTTCCAAAACTTCAAATCTAACAATTGCTTCTTCCGTTAATATTTCGTATTTTACGTTAGGGTTTAAATGATATAATAAAGTAATTGAATCGTGTGTTTGAGTTACTCCCAATACTTTTGTATCAATTATTGCTTTCCAAGGGTCAATGTGAATTATATCAAAATATTGTGTATCATTTTTGTAAGAAATATGTCCATCATCTTCGGTTTTTCCTTGATTAGGACCAGCATGGTCTCTTTCTAAGATAATTTTTTTGTTTTTCTTTTTAACGTATTTGTAAAAATTTTTAGTATCCCACCCATTGACATATCCACCATCGTAATCTATTTGTCTTCGTGTTGGTAGTAATCCAAAATTATCAGATTTTAATTCAATAACAGCATCCACTATCTGTTTAGACATTGGACAAATATAGTATTTAGGCATCTTCATAATCTATTTCTGTGTATAATTTGAACTGATGTATTGCTTGAAACTTAGAAACCATTCTACCATATTCCGTATGAGGTCTTAAATCAATTATTTTATTATTTTTGGATAATATCTCTATTGGAGTTGCATTTATAAATATTTCATTGTTTTTATCATCTATATTTGTAATATTTGTTCTATCAAAAATTGAGTATGATAACCCCATTCGTTTACATCCAAACTGAATTGCTTTACTAAATCCGCCGTTTCCAATAATGTTTACAGTATCGGTTATACTAATATACGAAAAAAAATCCATAATACCAACATAATCAGTATTATATCCAACTAATTTTTTATTTTTTATTAAAACGGTGTTTACTGCTCCAATTTCTTTTGCGGCAGTATCCAATTCATCTAATAAAGGTAATACCGAAATTTTATGTGGCATACTTAATGCAAATCCACTAAACCCCAAATGTTTAACTGATTGAATTGTTTGATGGATATTATCCGAATAGAATGATTTGTATATTGCATTTATACCGTATCTTTGAAATGCGTTATTGAAAAATATACATCCATTGTTTCCAGGATTTTCCGAAAAAGAACCGTATAATTTTGTATCTTTATTTATTTGTAAATTCATTTAACATTTCTGTTGATTTGAACCATAACATTTTTGAAAATTTCTCATCATGCAATGGTGACATATTTAAGAATATTAATGCGGTTATTAGTTTAACTTTATCCAAATCGTATCCTTTTTCTACAATCCAATTTTCATAATAACTTTTAAACAATGTAAGGTTTTCTGAAATAGGGTATGTGTAATTTACAGAATAACTACCTTCTATAAAAGAAATGTTATTTTCATCTTTCATTAAATCATAAGGTATTAGACACCCACCATACAGTTTAGCTAAATCATAATACACATCTCCACCCTCCGTATATCCACCAAATGACTCCCTCCAATCAATATATGTAAACTGTTTTATTTTATCGTTATATATTATATTATCAAATTGTAAATCACCATGAAACAATTCATAAAAAGGATTTTCATTGAATTTTGAATAATCTACTTTAGACAATAATTCTTTTATAGATGGATATTCTTTTCCTCTTATATTATGACCATTTTCATAATAATCTTTTCCATTTTTATTAATAAATAATTCCAATCTTTCATTGGTTTTATCAATATAAAACTTTTTAATATGCTCTAATGAATTATTTTTTACAGTTGATAGGTTGTTTGATAGATTGGATAAAAATTGTTTATATACATCCAAATTATCAATTGAATACAATGTATCACCATCACTCCAATTGTAATAAATAAAATCTTCAGTATTACCAAAGTTTGATGGAATTTGTTTTTTTAATATATTTGCTCTTTTTACTCTATTTTCTAATACAGTTTTATTAGGAACAAATTTTAAAAAATTATTATTTTCTTTATAAGTTATTTCACCATTGTATTTTTGCAGTGATAATGGTTTATCTTTAAAATATTTTTTTGCGTTTTTTAAATCATCAAAATTACCGGTATCTAACCAATTTAATTTTTTAGATTTAAAAGTTGGATAATTTGCTGGATTAATAAACGCAGATACAACTTCTCCGTTTTGTATATTTGTTTCTAATTCTTTCCAAAAAATATCATAATCCCAAACACCCGCTAAACCAATAAATGCCAAATTGAACCCATTTACATCTTTATTTCTGTATTCTAATATGTTATCGTTATTGTCAGTTTTTAGAGTTGAATATTTTTCAGGATAAGATGTTTCCGTTACACCTAACCAATTACCATCCAAGTGTGGGATTTTTGATGTTATTAAACAATCGCAGGTGGTTAAATAAAACGGTCGTTGTAAATGTTCTTTACACTTTAAAGTTGAATAACCTGGACCAGAACCTTCACCATCTATGTTATCAACATCTACGAAAGTAAATTTATGATTAGGATAGGAAATTTTACAATAATCTTTTAGGGATTGTCCTTTATATCCAGTTGCAATTATAAACTCATAATCCGTTGGGAATTTTTCAATAATATGTGAAATTATTGCACGATTGTTTATTGGTAATAGGGCTTTGTTTATTTGGGTGGTTAATGGTTCTAATCTACTTCCAAATCCTGCCGCTAATATTAATACTGCGGGAGTTTTATGTTCACCATCAATCTTACCATCGTTTCTTCCAAACTCATCATCTATTCTAAATACATCATCTACTTCGGGTGTAGAAACTTCTTGTAAGATAATATCTGTTAGAGCGATTACTCTGTGTTTTTTAGGAGGTGTTACATTAAAGTATTCACCGGCTTTCATAATTCTTTTTTCAACTACTCCTTCATCATTTTCTAACCAAACTTCTGCTTCACCTGAAATTATGTAATTTGTTTCTTTTTTAAATTGGTGATACTGATAAGATGTTTTATAACCTGCATTAATGTATATTCGTTTATAGCAATATTTATCATTTAATTCTAACCACTCTTCTTTCCCCCAAGGCTTTATAACTGTTTTCATATTGTTTTTGTATTATTAATTTTTTCAATAATTGTTTCAAATACTAATTTATGTCCAATTTCGGAAGTATGGTATGACCCCATTTCATCTGGATATTTTTTTGATAATTCTCCCCAATCTACCCAAATTAAATTTTCTCTTGGTATATAACGTTTAAATTCTGTATCCCACGTTAAAATATAATGTTTAATTCCTGCATTTTTTAATAAAGTATGTGCAAGTGTTATCATTCCAATATCATATTGTCTTTGTATGCTTTCATCAAATATTTCTAAAAAATAATTTTTTAATAATCGCATACGTTCCGGTCTTTCATTTTTAAATTTAGTAAAATAATTTAAATCTAAACCTTTATCTAATACATTATCCACATAATCTACTATTCCTAAATAATTTTCAGTAAACATTTTTCCATTATATGATTTATCGGATTGTAATGGATTCCTCAATATCATTGGATATGTATCTCTACCGTATGGTGGATATTGGTGATAATTTACATCCGTATTATTTAATTCCCAATGTTTACTATGATGTTCATTTTCTGGAAACCATTCTGTTCTATTGTATGAAGTTATTGCAACACATACAAAATCTATATCCTTAATATTTTGAACCGCATATTTTGCTTGTAAAAATATTGAAAAATTTGAACTTGAACCTTTAGCAAGATTTATTAGATTTTTATCAAAATGATTTGCCAATAATGAACCATATGGTTCGGTTTTAAGATTGTAACATCCAATCCCAACACTAAATGAATCACCACAAACAACTATGTTTTTCATAAACCTTTATTATAATTCCACCAATCTTCACTTATTTTATGAAGTTCTTCAAACGATTTATCTAAATTATTTCTATGAGAACTTCTCATTATAGAATACTTTAAAACTTCATTTGGAATTTTCTCTACATAAATATCGTTTAAAACAAAATGTCTGGCTAAATGGTAATGTATATCTTTATAACTCAAATCACACATTGGAAATGTTAATATTGCATTTTTAACAGTTTCAAATTTTCCTAAAAACAACATGTCCTGTATAAACAATAATCCAGGTGGTGGAGAAAAACATATAGGTCCTAATGCATACAAATATTCGGTAGTTATATTTTCAATAAATTTGTTTAGTGTATTTTCTTTGTTAAAAAATATATCAGGTCTGATTAATATAACATTTTCGTATTGAAAATCAGTAGTGTTTACCATATTAAATAGTTTTCTCCAATGATATACCATTTTATTACTATTAAAACTTATATATGGATTATCTTTTTCTATGCTTATTATAGCGTTTGGAAGTATTTTTAATATGCGTTCTTTAGTTACTGTTTCTATAATATCAATGTTTAACGCAGAATTTCTTTCATATGTTGTATCCCAAGTGCTAAAAAACACATCAGTTTCATCGTTATTTAAAAAATTCCAAGATTTGTGAGAATTATCAAATTCTCTGTACATCCCACCTATTAGTACTGCTAATTTCTTTTTCATATCAAATTATTGAGTTTTATATAATTACTCAATTCTTCTGCCCATAGACGGTGTGAATCCGGAGAAGGGTGCCATCCATTGTATTTTTTTGTTAAAGTGGAATTATCTATAAAATTTTTAAATGTACTAATTGGTAAATCTTTTTTGTAAAATCGAATTGGATTTATAGTTTCCCATAAAGAAGTATATTCAAACATATAAGTTTGTCTTGCATTATGGTTTGATTTTCTGTAAGAACATCCGTTTAATTTCAAATCTTTTAATTCATTTTTAACGTCCAAATCATTCCATTCACTTATATCTTTAGTAGGGGTTTGATAAAATGAATTAAAACATAACCATTTTATACCATTTGAATCACAAAAATTTTGAAGTTGTAATACATTCATAACATATCTTGTCATATATTCTTCAGAATTCCAAAAATATGAAACATATAGTTCCCAAAATTTTTTCTGTTGTTCGGTTTCAAATATTGGAACTTGTGGCCATAACCTAAATCTGTAAGAAGTTTTTTCATCTTTGTACCAAAAAGAATTTCTTTCAGGAGAAGACCACCCAACTATTACTAACAAATTATCAGTTGATATATTTTTTGCTAAATAGTTTGATGAAATATATGTTATAGTTCTATTAAGTATTGTAGAATTATCATCGGCAGGCCATGCTAAATTTGTAACTTCTGCATCCATTAATTCTGCAAGGTGTGTTGGAAATATTTTAGGAATTCTGTAATTATCATTTTCTTCTAAAAAATCATATTCACCAACATAAGTTGTAGATGGATATCTTGCAACAATTGCAGGGTCTGCTATTTCGCATCCAAACACCCAACTATCTCCATCGCATATTATTTTTAATCTATTATCCATTATACTAATTTACGATAAAAATTTGTATTTAACAAATGTTTTGCAAAACTTCTATGACCTTCATAAGACCAGTGGTGGTCATTTATTTCTCCATTTGTTACATCTACTATTTTTTCAAAATTATTTATATTTTCTTCAACATCCCATATTAAACAATTTTTAACTTTTTTTGTATTTAATAACAATTTTTGTAAAAAATTAAACCTATTTATATTTCTTTTTTTAAAAAGATTACTCTGCATTAAAGTTGAAACATACGTTATGTGTTCTATTTCATTTTTAGAATATTCATTTACTAATAAATTTGATGGATTTGGTGCAATGGTTAGTAGTGATTCATCTTTACTGTTAGGTATATCATATCTGTGGTGAAAACTCATTTCAATAATAACATAATCGTTTTCGTTTATTTTATCATACACATTCAAAATTGTATCAAATATTTTATCATTAGAATATCCACCCATTCCATAATTTATCAACTCATAACCAATTTGATTTGATATTATTTCAGGCCATATTAAATCATATTCATTGGATTTATATTTTTCTGTATATTCTTCACCTACTAAACAACCATTTCCGGCTGTAAATGAACAACCAAATGCAAATAATTTATTCATCTATATAATTTTTTTTCTATTTTCTTCCGCAATTGTTATATTATTATAATAATCTCTGGATATTTTATAAATTTTATGCCAATCATTTAATCCATTTAACCCCAAATCTTCTGCTTCTTTTCTAACTACATAATATGGAATTGGTATTTCGCAATGTGGGTGTATGTTCCAAAGTTTTAAGTATCTATAAAGTAAAACGCCAGGACCACAAAAATTTTCAACATCTTCAATAAAATGCCCATATTTTCTTTTTTCATCTGCTCTTTCTATAATATCTTTGTTCCATCTATACAAATTTGATATTATATCCATTGTTGGTGAATCCGAATAAAAAAACACATCATCAAATGATGGATAATTAAATTCGGTTGGAAATCTACCAAATGTGTTATTAACAGTATATGCCGTTAATGGATTTATTTTATGTAAATAAAATTTTTTAAACGGTATCATTGGTTTTGCAAATCCATCCTGATAGTAGTTTATATCAAATCTGGTTTTTATTACCATATCGTAAACAAAATCGTTTTGTATTTCGTATTGTTTTTTTAACCAAACACTTCTCATAAATGAATAAAAAAGTGCTTGCCAATTTCTACCATATTTTTCAAACGAATATTCATCATAATCCATTAATAACGGATTAAATGCTGCTTTTATTTCTTCTCTTTCATTTCCAATTATTTTATAATCTTTTTTTTGAGTTACAACTTCATTACTGTTTCTGTAAGTGTTTGTGTCCCACGTATGTATAAAATAATCAACATGAGCACCTATATTAAAATAACTTTTAATATTATCAATTGAGGTTCTCCATGTTCTCGGTTGTCCGCTTATACAAACTGCTATTCTCATATTATTTTTTAATAAGTTCATCTACATACGTTGTATTTAGAACTGTTCTATCAAATATATTTTCTTTAATTTCGTATTTTTCTTTTAATTCAGTTACAAACAATTTTTCATCGGTAGTTTTTGCATCTTTATAATAATACGCATCACATTCAAAGCATTTCATATACTCATCTATTGGAGAATATTTTAAACATTCTTTTCTATAAATTGTATAACTAGTTTCTCCAGCATGAAATTTTGTTCTACCTACCATGTCTAATACTTTTATAGAATTATCATATAAATGTCTTACAAATCCATATTTTGGTAATTCTCTATTTAATCTATATTCTTGCAAATATTTTTGATTGTATTCTAAAAAATACTTCGAAGCAACATTCATTACATCTGAATTTGAAAAGAATAAAACATCATCTACAAATTCACTATTTATATCAACATCAGATTCTGTGTTTTCTATAAAAATTCCATCATTATTTTCATCAAATAATTCTAATAAGTATTTTAATTTTCTTTGGTTCGGAAATATAATATCAGGTCTTAATTTTAATACATAATCATATTGAAAATTGTGTTTTAATTCATAATCCGTTTTATATTCAACACTTTTCATAAATGAATACCAAAATGGTTGTATTGGACCAAATAATTCGTAATTATTTGTTTCAACAACTGCCTCTTTTTTTATGGTTTCATTATAATTTTCTATTTTAAATACTTTTGGATTATATATTTCTTTTATTTTTTCTATTGTTAAATCATCTAAATAACTTTCTCTACTACCTATTATAGAACCATTGTAATTTCTATCTTTATTTCTATCCCAAGTGTGTATAAAAAAATCACAGTTTGAATACAAATCTCCTAAAAAAGATTTAATATTTTCATGCGTATATAATCCGGTTCTAAATTGCCCACTAAAACAAACTGCTATTTTCATAAATCGAAATAAAGTAAATTATTATTTTTTCTGTAAATAATTTCATCCAATGATAATGGAACGTCATTCATAAAATATCTGTAAACTATAAAATCATTTTTTATTAATGAATTTATTATTATGTTATTCTTCATAACGTAATTAAAATGTAGTATTTGTCTATCTATTTGGTTATAAAAATTTTCAATATCCCAATCTACAAATCCTGTAGCCACATCCATAACTTTTGAATTTCCTAAAAAATGAACATCTTCTATTTTTATATCTGCTTCAGGAACATTTTTTGTATCCCATCTATAAACAGTTAATATATTAGATTCTAAATCAATATTTTTAATATCCTTTTTTAATTTTCTATTAGAATCAAATGCAATATCCGGTCTTAAATGTATAACTAAATCATAAACAAAATTATTTTTTAACTCATAATTTTGTTTTAACTTATTAACTTCATACCAACTCCAATATATTGGTGGTATTCCACATAGTTCTGCTTTTTTATTTTTTTGAAAATACTCATTTTGATTATCAATCGTAAAAATTTTAGGATTGTATATTTTTAAAAAATTATCTATTTTTGATTTTTCTAAAATTTTAAAAGGTATTTTTTCAATTTCTTCTCTTAAAGGTCTATCTGCAGTTGTTGCATATTTTGGATGTTCAACTACTTCACAAAATGCAACCGTTTCTATATCCCATGTATGAATAAAAAAATCAGTATTGGGTAATAATTCATCTATGTAGTTTAGTAAACTATCTGAACATTCTATTCCCGTTCTAATTTGTCCACTAAAGCAAACTGCTATCTTCATATAAATTTTCTTCTCTTATTATCTCCACATTCATATCTGAACGAATATTTTTAATATCAAACATTCTAATAAAATATCCAAAAACTTCCTCTATTTTAACACCTTTATCAAATACAGATTCAGGTAAAATTGGTAACCAATTATAAAATGAAGTTAGTATATCATATGTTTGAGAATCTGCATAAAAAAATATATCACCAACTAAATCATGAGGGAATGTATGAATATTTGCACTATGCATACTATATATAGTTTTTTTCTTTAATGGTAATTCTAATTCATTTATAACAATATTTCTATCTTGGGGATTTAGTTTTCCATCAAATCTAAATTTTATACACATATCATACTCAAATTCATTTTCAATTTCATGCTGCCTTTTTAAATGTGCACATTTCATAAAACTATATAGTTGAGGTGCAGACCAACTAACAACTGCCCCATTTGTGTTTTTATATTTAATTGCAGCTGTATCTATAAAATCTTTTCTACCATCACATATTGTATAATCTTCAATAAGATATTTTACAGGATTTAATTTATAAATTAAATCATTAATTTCATTATCTTCTATTTTATAGTATTTTCTTGCCCAATTTATTTGAGGAAATCCCAAATCATGCCATTTGTGAGGTGGTATAGTGTTAAAATTCCAAGTGTGAATAAAATAATCAACTTGTATATTTTTACCATCAAATTTGGGATGTTTTTTAATTCCTTCAAATAATAACTCCCAAGACTGATAACATTCTTTCCAAGTTCTAATCTGTCCACTTATACAAAATGCAATTTTCATATTAAATTTTTATTTTTAGGTATTTCATCAATATAATAAAAATCACCACCAAATATATCTTCTATATTATCTTCAACTTGATGTGTAAGTTTTAAATCTTGTACAAAAAATTTACCTGAATGTGGTTTGTTTCCACTCGCACCAAAATAGTAATCATCACATAACCAACATTTTTCAAATTCTTCTAACGGAGATAAATGTAAACATTCGTTTCTGTATATTGAATATTTGTAATCAATTCCAGCATATTCTGCATATAAATTATTTTCTATTATATTAATATTGTTTTCTATTAAATAACGAGGAAGCCCATATCCAAACGGCCATCCTTTGGAAAAATTATTTATATTTATGTTATTTCTTAAATTATAATAATAATCACCTACAATATTCATATTTTTGGAATTTGATATAAAATATACATCATCTATAAAATGAACATCTGTGTTAATAATTTGTTGTCTATTTTCTATGTATAGATTGGGTGTATTTTTAAAATTTCCTAATTCTATTTCTGTTTTTAAATTTCTAATTGGTGGAAAAATAATATCAGTTCTTAATTTAATAACATAATCATATTCAAAATTATTTTGAATTTCATATTCTTTTTTATATTCCATACTTTTTGATAATGAGTACCACATTGGTGGTATTAATTGTTTTAAAGTAAATCCTGCAATTGATTCATTATCTATTTTGGAAACCGTATTCCAATTTTCAACTACTATTTTTTTGGGATTATATACTTTTATTATATCATCAATAGTAGATTGTTTTAATTCTGTTGGTTTACTTATAATTCTAGTTGCATTATAGTTTTTTTTAGTTTCTACATCCCATGTATGAATAAAAAAATCAGTATATGGAAATAAATCACCTATAAATCTTAATAAATTTTCCGATGCTTCTACGCCTGTTCTAATTTGTCCACTAAAGCAAACTGCTATTCTCATAATAAATGTGTATCAAATGGTGAAATATTTTGTTCTAAATGATAATCTCTATATATGTAAAGTTTATTTTTTTCAAACCCACTTACTCTTATATTAAATTTATCTAAATATTCTTTAGAATGAATTTGCCAATCAACCGCTATTTTTTGAATATTTGTTTCCCTTTCTAATAAAAAATCACACATTATATCCATAATTTTTGATGAAGAAATCCAACATATGTCTTCTATTTGTGTTGGTAATTTATTCCAATAATCACAAGTATAAAACAACATTTTATCTTTCATACAGTGTTCTATTTCAGATAACAAAGTATGTCCGTTCTCATATACAACATCAAATCTCATCCTAATTACAAAATCATATTCAATTTTATTTTGTTTTTCATAATTAATTTTTAATTGATTACATTCGTAAATACTATGAAACATTGGTATTAAACCGGCTATAAGTCCATTGTTTTCTTTTATTATTTTTTTTTCTCTATATTTTTTATATTCTTCTACACTATCAATTCTAATATTTTTTGGTTTATATATTTTTTTTATTTTTTCAATTTTGTAAGGATTTACAACAAATATATCGTTGATAACGGATTTATCTCTCCCATTTAATGCGTGTAAAGATATAGTTTCTGTATTCCAAGTGTGAATAAAAAAATCAGTATATGGTAATAACTCACCTATAAATCTTAATATGTTTGGAGAAACTTCTATACCTGTTCTAATTTGACCACTTAAACAAACGGCAATTCTCATGTTAAAAATGTATATTATTTTCTATGTAAAGTTGAGGATAATTACCGTTTCCAGTCATATCCCATAATTTATATCTGTTGTAATTATTAAAATCACAAAATACTTTATAATTTTCTTTATTTGGAATTAATTTATTTAATATTGGCAACCCTTTAAATGTATCAATTTCTATATAATCTTTTTCATATTTATCTATTACTTCTGTTATTTCTTTGATAGTTAAACATTTATCCAAACATATTAATAACTCATATTCGAAATCACCAACACTTTTATAAAACGGGTCATCACTCATCATACTACCACACCCTAACCATATTAATGCTTCTGTAAAGGTATCTTTTTCTAAAGATGAATATTCAATTTTACACTTTTCTTCTTCATTAATGTACAATTTTATCATTTTAGAATTGGTATCGCATATCATTGTATATCTATTAACAGTATCTTCAACATCCAAAGGTAATATAGATGTTTCCTCTCTCATAATACCATTTTTGTTTTCATCTAAAAACCAATACGTTAAATTAACTGCTATTTCGTTTTTTTCAGTTAAAATAGCGGATAATCCAACATGTCTACCATTTCTACAAAAGAAAAAAGATGGATATTCTTTTTTTAATGCTTCTTTGTATATTTTTGTTTCTACAACAATTGTAAAATCTTCCTCCATAAATCCACCAATATCTTCCGATAATTCGTATTTTGATTTTGGAGTTATACAAAAAATATTATTTTCATTTATTCTTAAACTCATAGTTGTATTGTTTTACAAAAATTATAAAATTCTTCTAATTCTGGAAAAGTTTTTACAAAATCAGTTCCTCTCCTAACATCGTGTTCTGAAAAGAACTTATAAAAACTGTATCTGTTTTTCATTTGTTGAATCGGGTCTTGTGGTGCAACCATCCAATCATATATTCTTTTTACCTTTTGAACTTCAACATCACTATACCCAATATGTCTTGCATCAAATGATGGTGTTGCATAATATGAAATTAATTTACTTTGTTCAATTATGTATTTAGAAAAATCATGAGGTAATACCTGAACTGTTTGGTGTAATGGATATCTTAAATAAGATGAATCTAAAAATGTTGCAGAATTCCAATATCTATCAGCACTTGCATATTCATCTTTTAATTTATAAACTTCGGTAATTAATTTATTATAGTTAAACAAACTCAATGCATTGTAGGTAGACATAAATGTTAAATTTGTTCTGTTTAATGATTTTAGAATTTTATTTACATTATCCCAAAATCTATTAAATTCCAATCCACTTCTAATGTATTCCGCCTGCTCTCCCCACGTATCTACTGATGTAAAAATTACAACCTCTTTAACTCTACCCTCATCTTCAATTCGTTTTATCTTTTCAATTAGTTTATCTACTAATTTATCTGGAACTCCCAAATTAGAATTTATTGCCAGTTTTAGTTCTCTATTTGGATTTGGTTCATTTATGATATGGTCTAAAATTCCCCAAGTGTCTTTACTCATTAGTGGTTCTCCACCCGTTATTCTAAATGTATGTAAATCTCTATATAGTTCAGGCCACCATTTCCAAAATGCTTCTACATATGGGTTATATTCGGAATGTTTGATTGGCATTTTATTTTCCCTAATCATCCATTCAGTTTCATTAAAATTATCTAAAGTTGGATACCCTCCATATTTTTCAATTTCTTCTACCCATTTAGAACTATATGCAGGTCCACAATAAGAACATTTAAAATTACAAGCATTTGAAAATGCAACCTCAACATATTTTGGATTATAATCTGCTCTCCAATCAGAATTTATAATTTCATCTTTAAATGGTAATGACCAACTTTCTCCGGATTTAAAAATTCTATCCGAAAAACGGTCTGAATTATCTTCCACATTCCAACAATAATCACATTCTGTTGGTCTTGCACCACTCAACATTTCTTTTCTTTTTAATTTTTTAAATTTAGTGTTGTGAAGTGCTGATGGATTTCTTGCTATTTCTGTTTGTGAAATTTTATGAGTCGCGGGGTGGTGGCAAGAATGGTTATGCCCACTTTGTAGTTGTAAAGTTACCTGTGTCCATTTTGCTAAACACATACCCGGTCCTACTGAATCTAACTCACTTTTTAATTTAACATAAAAAGGATTATCAAAACTATTACTCTCTCCCATAACTTACGCTTTTACATTTATCATTTTGTGTTTACCAAATATTATATCTACTGATAATAACTCATATTTCATAGAGTTTATTCCATCAGATTTGTAATCTAATTTACCTTGCTGCATTTGTAGAATATATCTTTCTTCGTTTTTTGCAGTAGTTTCTCCTTTTGCCCATTTATCAACCCCTCCCACATTTATTAATCCTTCTGTTTGGTGTGGTAAACACTCAAACTTACCGTTTCTTCTGTGTGGTAATATTGTATTTGGTATAATTATTTCATCCTCCACTATTTCTACATTTTCAATATTCAATTCTGTGTTGGATTTTATTTTGTTATTCAAAACCGATAAATCAAAAATTAATCCATCTTCGTTTTTTGTAGTATGTAGTTTACTTATTTCTTCCGAAGTTAAACATCTATCCCACATTTGTATTTTAGCAATGCTACCTTTAAAATGATTTGGTTCTCCATTTACAATTGTATTAGAATATCCAATAGTGAAAGGTTCTAATCCATATCGTTTAAGTGGTTGTGTGTATTTTTGTGGAGATACCGTACCCGTTCCCAACCTTGCATCACTCTCTGTTCCGTTTAGGTAAAAGTGTATCTGTTTCTTTTCATCATCAACAGAAAGTGTAACCCAACTCCACTGATTTTCGTATCTTTTAATCCATTGATATAAATGCGTTCTGGTTCTATCCCATAACATTGCAGTGTATGCTCTACTGTTATTAAAAGATAATCCCCAATCGTAACCAGGTTTTCTAAATATTGGATATTCTACAAATCTTCTTTCTCTATCACCTATTAGATAAATTGGTACTTTTTCTATCTGTTGGTCTGCTTTTACTAATATGGAAACGGTGTGTGATTTTGATATTACATTTCTCAAATCTCTATCACCCACAAATGATATCTTACTATCAATCCCATTGAAATATCCAACAGAATGTGTACCATTATAATCCAACCTGGTCGATTTTGCGTACCCTTCCTGAATACATCTCCAAAATAGGTCATCATCCTCCATACCCCAATCCCAATACTCATTAGAGTACCCATTTGTTCTCTCCACCTGTTCTTTAGAGAATACAACTGCTCCTCCAAAATATTCTTCGTATTTTAGTTGATAATCTGATTGTGAAATACGAACTGCAATGTGTTGTGGGTTATCTTTTGGAAACGAATAATCACAACTATCATCTACCGGAACCATATCAATATCATGCCAAACAATATAATCACACCCATCATCAAATGCGTGTTTTGCAGCAATGTTTTTCATCAATCCTCTGTTGAATAGTTTATCATCACATTGGTGTGCAAGATATATTGTATGTTCTATTCCCCTTTCGGTTAAAAACTTTTCAATATGTGGAACAAATGTATTCATATGTTCCTCTCTATTTCTATATGGTACACATACTCCTAATTTCATATTCCAACAACTAAATGTGTTAAGTTTTCAACTTTTGATTTACTATGTTGTTTATACTGTAAGTTTGATAAACCATCTTCTTTAGTATTTCTATATCCTTTTTCAACTTCGTTATGAAACTTTAGTTGATTGTATCGTGTTGTTATGTTTTTCCAAGCACCATTCACATATCCGTTTTCATCATGTTCCAATAATTCAAACTTACCATCTCTTCTATGAGGAATGTTTACTACTTTTATATCATCGTATGTATATCCAACTATTTCACAACCATTTATTTTTCCATCATTGCCGTTTCCACTTAAATCCATTAATTTATAATCTTTTACAAATTTGGCATCATAGTATGTTACTAAGTTTTCTGATGATTTATAGTTTCCAAAATTCGAAGTTAAACCAAAGTGTTTATTAGTAGAAATCTCTAATATTTCAGAACTACTCAATGATTTGTTAAATATTGCAAATGAATTTATTAATCCTCTAAAATATGTTTTATCTTCGTGAGTTTTAACATATGGATTTGCACATCCTAAATAAAAGTTTTTTTCTTTTTTATAATCGTATAATGAGTTTTCAAAATAATCTGTTCCTATAATTTCTCCGTCTTGGAACATCTTTACCATTTTCAATGTTGGATTTACAGTTGCTACTATTGTAGTTTTGTAATTTGGTTTTAGGTCTGAATTAATATAACATACATTTCCTTTATCATCAAATAATTCTAAACAGTATCTTCGGTAACCATTGTAAGTTATTCTGAAATCATATCCTGGAATAGAAAATACTGTGAATATATCGTTTATTTTTTGATGGTCACAAATCAAATCATCTGGATAAAAAGATGTAAATATAGTAAATTTTTTTGTAAAATCAATTACATTTTTACCAATAACATATGCATCGTTTCCGCTAAACTTTAATGCTGCCGTATTTACTCCTGATGTTTGAATTTCTTTTGAGTTTAAAGGTATGTTGTTTTGTGAACATCTATACAATAAATCATCATCTTCAAATCCCCAACCCCAATAATCATTAGAATATCCGTTTATTTTTTCAAAAACATCTATTGGAAATATAGTTACCCCACCAAAGTATTCATCAAATGTGATTCTTTTGAAATCAGAATTTCTTGATTTTAGATTACTTGCCAAATGGATAGGAATATCGGAATATGAATAATCCACATCAATTGGAAGCATATCTACATCGTGAAATACTACATAATCACATTTAATTCTTTTTGCTTCTTTAAATCCAATGTTTAATAACTTGCCTCTATTGAATTCTGTTGCATCATCTTGCTCTACAATAATCAATTCAAAATCAATTCCTTTTGATTTTAAATATTTTGTGATAGAACTCTTAAATGTTTGTAATTGTTCGTAACGATTTCTGTAAGGAACTATAACCCCTAATTTTTTACTCATTATCTTTTACGGAATTTTTGTGCCATTCTGCAAGATAGTATTGTATTCTATCACTCCACTCATCTTTATCCACTTCTTCAAACCAAACGGTAAGTGCATCTACTGTACTTGCAATCTTTTCTAATGCTTTTACTTTTCTTTGTTCCAAAAGTAATTGTTCTTTCTGAAATTCTGTTAATTCACTCATATTGATACTATTTTATTTAATAACTTTTTCCAATTTTTGTAGTATGTATAGTTTTTTTGTTCAACCTTGCTGAACATATATTTTGGGTTTTCTAAATCAATCTTAAATCCGTTTCTTCTTAATCCTTTATACATTTTTTCATATTCATCAGAATAAGAATAATCTTTTTTCTCATCTGCAACTGCTTTTATTCTTTCTATACAGGTTTTATCCCACTTAAAATGATGAACTTGCACATTGTATTTTTCTATTGGTGCAATTAGTGGGTGATTCCAACCTTGCCATTTCCAAGTTGTGTGTCCATCTATTTTTGCATAGTGTTGTCCATTAGTTATTTCAATATCACCCTTTACTATACAAATCTTATTCGGACAAGCTCCACTCATTGGATATCTAAAAAATCCTGCATATGGAAACTGTTTGAATATATCCTCACCATCTACTATTTCCGCAAACTCTCCATCTAATCCAATTCTATCTATAAATCCACCTCTAACAATATCCCAACCATTGGTTTCACAATCTTTTATTATAGTTTCTAATGGTAGTGAATATAAATGGAACTCATCATCATCTGAAACTACCCACCAATCATTTGGGTGTAACCCCTTTACTCTATTATATAATTTTGTAACGGTTTCCCAATTGTATTTTTCATGCACCTCCCTCAATACTATTCTTGCATTTGAGAATTGTTTAACTATATCATTTACAGAATCGTAAGTTGTAGTTTTTTCCCATTCATAAACTACTACATACATCTCATCTACCAAATCTTTGTAATGGTTTAACATATGCCAAAGAGTGTTAGTTCTTGAGCCAGTAACAGTAACCAATCTTATTTTGGTATTCATTTTTTTGTTAGTAATGTTATGCCAGTGCTAGATGTATTCTTATCAAATATACGAAAATTATTTAACTTTACCAAATTCCATTCAGAATTATTTTCCAATTCTTTTACAAATTTTGCAGGTCCATCGAATGGTTGAAAATCTTTTTTAGCATCTTCTGTAACAATCATAGTATCGTGATATTGTTGGTCTGTATCGTGGATTGTGATTATTCCGTTTTCGTTCATTATAGTAGAATATAATTCAAAATCTTTTTTTACTCCTTCGTAAGAATGGTCACCATCAATATGTAAGTAGTCAATCTTAATATCTTGTCGGATAAAATAATCATAGAATGCTTTTTCTGATGTTTCTAAAATAACCTGCGGTTGAAAGTGTGTTCTTAAAAAACTATTTTCTTCTGTCCAATCAGTAAATCCACCAATTCCGTTTGCAGCATCAATAATGATTGTAGTTCCAATATCCCCCCACTCTGTTGAATTATTACCTTTAAATACCCCCTGCTCCCAAAGGTCTTTTCTTGCCTGTGTCATTATTCGTGGTATAAACCCACCACCACTACCAATACACACACATACTTTTGCTCTAATGAATTGTATAAAAGAATATATTAATAACCCATCACCTAAATGTAAATCCGTTGCACCATGTGACCAACGATATTTTACTGGTTCTAAAATCATTTGACCAGTCTCTCCATCTATAATATGGTTGTTTGTTAAGAATTGTTTTATTAGTGTTTCGTTAAGTAACTGCATATTTGTTTAATCCATTCCGATTTATTATCGTATTTTTTTAATCCGTTTTTTAGTTTATTAAATTGTTCTGTATTTTCATCAATTGATGTACCTAATATATCATTATAAACTGAAACGAATTCTTCTTTACTTCTTGCTCTCCATTTGTAATCAATATCTTTCATCCAATCTGTATGTATTATTGGTAATTTTCCATTATCAACCGCATCAAATCCTGCGTACCCAAATGGTTCCTTTGTATAACAAGCGTGAAATATTTGAAAATTCTTTTGAAAAAACTTGTTATGAAATTTGTAATTGAATTCTATGTATTGATGCTTTGAATTATCTATTTTAGAACCTTCTAACATTCTTAAATAATCATATTTGTTTGAGAATACATATGCAGGTAGGTTATCTAAATAGTGTGGGTTCTTTCTTGTTTCACATCTTGCCGCATATCCAATCCTATCACTTAATACTCCTAAAAATGGTCGGTTTTCCTTAAATTCGTAATAGTTTGTTACCGTTTTTGTTTTTGGATATTGTGAATGTATTGTATCATTTTCGTAACCAATCCAAACTATGTTTTCCGAATTATCTAATATTTTTTGTTGCCATTCCCAATCTAATTTTGTCATTATGTTTTCATAATCATTATTTAAACCAATCAGGTCTGGAATATATGCGTGAACAAATGTTATGTAAGTTTTGTGTAAGTATTTATCAATTATTTTGTTCCAACGATATGAATGGTGTAGGAATACTATTTTATCACATTTATCTAAAACCTGATTTATTTCGGTTTCGTTACCAAATGTATAAAGTGCGTTTTTATCAGTATCATTATAAGGTCTACCATCAATCACAATTTTGTATTCCTCATCTATTAAGTTTAGAATGTTTTTGACAAAATTATTACACCAGATGTCAGAACCACCTATAACATTTTTTCCGTAACCAGTTGTTATGAATACTATCATACACTTCCACTTATTATTTCTTCTAATTGGTTTACTTTATTAGATAATTCTTGTATTGCTTTTATCATTGGTGCAATAAATTCATCATATCTCAATCCAAGTTCAGTATTTTCTTCTAAATTTCCAATAATATATCCTGCAAAATCATCAGTACTAATTCCACTATCTTCAATTGCTTCTTTAACTTCTTGAGCAATTAAACCATAATGGGTTCTTTTACCAGGAATAATTTCTTTTACTTCTCTATTAAATTCAGGACCATCTTCATATACTACACTTCCTGTTATAAATTTATAAGATACAGGATTTAATTTATTTATAAAATCTAAACCAAGATTAGATGAAACTATTTCTGTTTTTTTGTTTATATCCGATGTTTGTATAGCACCATTAGTTGCCCATATATCTTTCCACTTATATACAGAAGAACCTAAATTAAAAGTACCACTTGCACCAGGATATACGTTAGTACCAAAAGAAGATGTTTCATTTGTGTTATTTCCACCTACTTGTAATATTATTTTATTATTCAATGAATAACCATAACTACCAATAGTTGCGTTGCCATAAATATATCCTTTTCCTTGTGCAATTATTGCTTCGTTATTTATTTGTTCAGTATAATCAGCACCATATGCTTCAAAATATGCAATTGAACCAACATTTTCAAATAATTGCGTTCCATCATCTATATTTGAACTATCTCTTCTTGTTATTCTTGTATATGCGGTTTGTGATGATGCTACTTGAATTCCTTTACCAGTTATTTCCGTTTTGTTTATATCTTGAGATATTGTAAAATCATCTATCGGAATTGCGTAAGAATTTCCATGATATGAAGTTGCAGTATTATCATAATATGTTTCGGTATTTGTAACATAATTTACAATTTTTCCAGAACCTGCAATAACTTCTAATCTCAATCTTGCTTTATATTTTGCCTCCGTTGTTATAGGTATATTTTTTATAGCAACTCCACCAACATCTCCCTCATATGTTGCTGAAAAACTTTGAGTATATGGACCTAACCAATATCTCATACCTCTACTATCTGTTGTTCCAACGTAGTAAGTATATGAATATGCACCAACTCTAACCGTTTGTGCTATGTAATGAGTATCTATTAAAGTAGTACCCGCTTCATCGTAAACATCTAATATCCAATATAATCTTGAAGTTCTAGGTGTTGCAAATTGTGAATAATAAACTTGTCCAGGAACAGCAGTATATGGGGGTGGTGATGAAACTGCACTTATTGTACCTGCAGTTTGAGTTAAAGATGTTGTTGGTACTATTACTCTAAATGCATTTATACCGACTTTAACATTTGTTGGAGTTCCTGGTGCAACTGATTCACTTACAGAAATACCAAAAGACCCACTATACATAACTGAAACACTTGATGATTCTTGAGTTAGTCCTGCATATGCAGTTCGGTTTCCATCGGTTCCAATATATGATGCTCCACTGATGTATAATTGTTGTGTTGTAAAATCCGTAAATGCGTCAAGTGAATTTAACACAATTTTAGCAGATGCATTTGATGCTGTATAAAATTCTATTTGTGGTAAGGATGCATCTAAAATTAACAAAGAACCAGACCCAATCATTTGAGTTGATGTTAATACAAATCCCCCAACCGTACCATTGTCTGCAGTGATAGTTCCATTTATATCTGCACCTGTCGCAGTTAAGTGACCTTGTTCATTTACAGTAAATCCATCTCCAATAGATATTGCACCACCGACTATATTATTACCAAATAAAGTTCCACCTATTATATTAGAACCAGATATTGTTCCGGATACATTTAATGTAGCTCCATCAAAATATAATTTATCTTTTAAAGAAAATTTACCGTCACCATCTAAATAAACTGCCGTATCTGAATTATTGTAATTTCCACTTCCAACATATATTCTTCTTGTTGAGGTTGTAGCATCTAATGTTATAGGGTTAGTGTTTCCAACTGTTACTTTGCCAGAAAAATATCCCAAATTACCCGCAATAATAGGTGAAATAACACTGTTATTACTTATTAACGTACCACCACTATATGTTCCATTTGCAATTGAATCTGCAATTGCTTTTGAACTACTAAAAGCTGCTGATGCAGAAAGTGATGCGGATGCTGCGGCATTACTACCAACTGTATTTACAAACGTTTGAGTTGCCGCATTTCCTCCGGTAACATTTATTGTTCCGTTTACTGTAAGGGTTGTTCCATCCCAAGAAAGTTTATCAGCAAGTGAAAATATGTTCGATGAACCTGATTTGAAATAGAATGGAGTATTTGAGTTGTTATACATTCCGGTTCCAACGTACATTGCTCTATTTGGCCCATCCAAAGTTATACCATCTTGTCCAACTTTGAATACTCCCGAAATGTAACCGTTCTGTCCACCTATTGCAGGAGAATAAATTGTAGTTTCACCTATGAACGAACCACTATAATTACCATCTGCTAATTTTTGAAGTTCATCGGTTGCTAAATTAAAAGTGTAGTTGGATTGTGAAAGTGCGAAGTATGTAGATGCACTAAATGATGTACTTATGGATGAACTTAATGATGTTATACTACCACTAACCGAACCACTAAGAGTATATAATGAACCACTAACTACTCCAATACTTCCACTTACAGAACTACTCAATGATGTTATAGAACCACTTACAGATGAACTATTGGTAGTTATAGTTCCACTTATTGATGCCGAAACCGCATATAGGGCATCAAAGGAAGCAGATGAAGATGCACTAATAAATGCAATTGCACCCGCAATATTATCATTACCACCTGTAAATGTTGCACTTGCTGTTACTGCAACTGGAACATAGTTATTGTTTATATCGTAAAATTCAAATTTAAAATTATAAGTTTCATTACCAATCACCGTTGGCATTGCCGTTATAAATGAAATTGAATCGGGTGAAAATGCTGTATCTTGAGATAATTTTAATGAAAGGTTACCAATATGCCATTGTTGAAAAGATGATGTTAAATATCCATCAAATCCTAAATATAAACTTGCAGTTGGTTCTGGATTTGTTAATTGAAACTGAAATATTGTATCTTCTAAATTTTTAGTTGGTGTAACTCCATTTAATGTACCCACTAATACTTCACCATTGTTAGAACCACTTACATACACATTCATATCCATAGGGTCTGAACCTGAAAAGAATGCGTCAATTCCAAATTCGTAAACACTATTTTGAGATAAATTTAATGAAGATGTAAAGGTAAAATTACCCATATTTAAACCTAATGGAGATAATTTAACACCATTATCAATACGGGTCGAATCTAATGTAGCAGTTAGTTGTGGATAATTCCAAAGTTTATTTAAAACCTCCGAAGTCATAAATCCCGCATTTCCAATCACACTACCACTCAATTCATAAGAGGTCAATAATTCTTTAGACTCTACTAAAATATCTTGAATTAAATCATAATCGGAAATATTTCCTTGCGAAGTTCTGTAAACTTTAACTCTTTTAACATCACCCGCAAACGTGTCAATATTTGAAACATTAACATTTGCAAATGATTGACTAATTCCAGAATTTACTTTTACACCATCTTCAATTCTATAAATTGGTTCTAATTCTTCAGTTATACTAACCGTCGGTCTTTTGTAAAAACGAATTTTGGTAGTATTTGCTAATGTAGGATTTACATTGATTTGTTTTTCCCACTTTACGTTATATGTATCTTTCCAATTTTCAGGAACAGGAACTCTAACACCATTTGTTTCGTATTCACTTAACTCTCCTAAAATTGTAATTGTAGCAGGACCGTATGCGGTATCAGGATATATGTAAACAGCAACTACCTTTGATGTTCCTTCATAATATTCACCTATAAAACTTTCACCATTTAGTGAAGATGAAACACTACCCTCACCTGGCTCATAATAAATTGTATCACCTTTGGCATCCTTTATTTGAATCTTTATAATGGTATCAGGTACCAATTCAGTAGAACCTTGAATAAGGAAAGCATTTTTTCCACCTGTAAATGTATCTGGTAATTCGGTAATCTTAAAATACCTACTATTTGGGTCGGTGTCGTTTACTAATACATTTATGGTTTCTAACTTTTCATCAAATAATGTCTTTTTTAATATAGCCATTTGTTAGATTTTATTTATTTGGATTTTAATTTTTGGATTGTAACCTTTTGGTAATTCGTTTACAATTCCTTTAAACTCCTGCACTTTATCCTCAAAATATGTAAGTTCGAATATTTTATCCGTTAGATTCATAACTGTCTGTGATGATGTCCACATTGAATCCGTTTGTCTTCTCATATTCAATTGTGAATCGGTTGGAAAATAATCTTTTCTCATCGCAGGTGCAATTTCTCTCCAATCTTTAACTTTATCAACTGCTTTTTCTGCTGATAATTTTCTCATTTTGGAAGAAAGATATTTTATACCATTTGTATATCCCGCATCTGTAAAAACGTGCCCATGATTAGTTCTCACTATTGGAGATTTTACGTTTTGTGTTTTGATTTCTGGTTTATGTTTAGATGTAGTTTCAATACTAACCATATAACCAGGAGATGATATAAATGTATGTCCTTTTAATGATAATTTACTTTTACCTTTATATGTTACTGCCGCTGTTACAGCATCTTTAATATCTTTTTGTTTGATGATGTTTCTCATCTTATCACCATCAGGTCCTGGTTTACCTTTCTTTTTAACAATCTTTTTCTCCGCTTCATCGGCACCTACCATTAATGCAGAGTTTACAACACCCACTCCGTATTCATTCATACCCTCACTCCAATCGGTAGTTACGTCATGCAAATAGACAACTTCAACTCCATCCATAATTGTATGAACTATTTCCAAAACAGGTTTATACGCCCTATCTCTGTTTTTTGCTAAAATAAATTTGTCGTTTACCTCCTTAGATACGATTATACACATTGTTTGATAAAAAATAATTGTTCGGTAATAAATATCTACAAAAAAATAAAACCTACATATTTATCTTTAGAAAACTAATGTTTACTATAAAAAACTAAAGAAAACTAAAGTTATGAAATATGCAATGTTACAAATAAAAAAAGAAACCCACGAACTTCTCAAAGGATATTGTGAAGAACATGGGTTTAAGATGGGTAGTTTGGTTGAGAATTTAATTAAAAAACATATAGGTGTTTCTAATTCTAAATCCGCATCTGTGTTAAAAGCTGATAAGGTTAAAAGTCAATCTTACTAAATCCATCTACTTTCTTTATTTCAATTAATCCATCCACAATATCTCTCATTTGTTCTAAGTGAGAAATCATCCAAATGAAATCGAATTGAGTTTTTAAATACTGCATCATCATAAATAGAGATGAAAGATTATCACTATCTAATGTTCCAAATCCCTCATCAATTACTAAAAAGTTTGGACGAGGTAGATTACAGATGTTGATAAGTGCAACTCTAATTGCCAATCCACTTACAAATTTCTCCATACCGGAACACATTTCTAATGGCCATTCTTGGTCTTCGTAAACTATTTTTGCATTAATTGATTTACCATCCACTTCCATCATTACACTGAAATCTACAACCTGTGCAAGGATATTATTGATTTCGTTTTCAATTACAGGCAATGCTTTAGAAATCAATTCGTATGGAATACCATCTCTTTTAACTGCATCTAAATAGTAAGTGTATAATCGGTTCTTTTCTTCTAACTCCTTAACTTCATCCATTCTGGTTTTTATACCATCTATGAATGTATTTATAGAAGTAATTGCTCCATTTAGGGAGTTGATATTATTTGTAATTGTTTTTATTTCGGCTTCTATTTCGTTTTTAGTTCGGTTTAACCCATCAATAAGAGTTTCAATTTGCTTATTTCTTTTAATTGTGGTTTCGTTATTGTGATAGGTTTGGATTTCTGTTGCAACGGTTTCCAATTGGTGATTTAACAATTCCTCTTTTGTATCTAATCCTTTTAACTCCGCTTCTGTTTTTTCTTTGATTACAATTACTTTTTGGTATTTCGCTTTTAATTCAACCAACTCATCCCATTGTTCTTCAACATCTGAAATGTAAGATGCCTGTTGGATTAGTGATTGGTGTTTGTTACCCAATACCGTTAGGGTTTCTTCTTGTTCCTCTACCTTTTCTTTTGTTTGTATTGCATCTTTTACGAAAACATTATTCATACAGAACTTACAATTTGGGTCATATTCATGTGTTTCCAAATGTGAAAGTTTTTCTCTATTAGATTTAATTGATTGTTCTAATAATTCAATTTGATGTTCTGTTTCATTGATTTGTGATTTATATTCATCCCACTCTCCTTTTGCTTCTTCAATAGGTTTTCCATTTATGATTTTTAGTTCTTCTATTGATTGAGAAATTTGAGATTGTAATTGAATATATTCTTGGATTTTAGATTGTTTAGATAATCTATCGGTTTCTAAACTTTTTATTTCCCCTTTTATATTTTCTTTTCTTACTTCCAATTTATCTATATCCAAATTACCATCTATTGGAGTAAGTTCTTTATTTAGAGAAACAATTTTGTTTATCAAATCATCTTTATCTAACGTTCTATTTTCCAAAGTTTTTTCTAAACTTCTTAATTCTGCGTTTTTAGTTTGTTTTTCTAAACTTTTATCTGCTAATTCAGTTGTAAAATCTGTTTTCTTAAAGTTTTTGATAAGAACTGATACTTCTTTAATATCTTCACTTGCAGTTTCGTAAAGTTTATCAAACACATTTAATCCCATAAACTGTGCCAATAAATCTTTTCTTTCACTTTGTGATTTATCAATGAATAAGGCATTGTTTCCTTGCAAAGATAATGCTGTTAAAACAAAATCCTCATATCTACCAACATATTGCTCAATAACTTGATTAGTATCTCTTCTTTCAGTTCCGTTTAGTGAAATTGCCTGGTCACCATCCATTCTCCAAAACTGAACATCAACTTTTACATTCTTTCCTTTATTAATTGTTCTTGCAGTTCTTTGGATATGAAAATCCACACCATTAACTTGAAAGTGCAAGTGACACTCAAAATCTTTCTTACGATTGTTTAGTATGTTTGCCGCTTTAAATGCTCTACTACATTTATCGTATAAACAGAAAGATACTGCATCAAATAGAGATGATTTACCACTTGCATTTGGTGCAAACAATCCAACCAATCCTCCCAATTTGGTAAAATCAATTTTATTATCCTCTCCATATGAAAACATATTTGAGAATGTAAACTTAATAGGTTTCCAATGAATGTTTCTATGAACTTCATCTTGCGTAATTCTACTGTTTATATCCCTATTAATCCTCTCTAATCCATCCAAATCACTTTGGGTGGTAAATGGCATCATTCGTTGAACATAATCGTTTATAAGGGAGTTTTGGTAGTTTATATCAGATACATCTTCAAAGTCTAATTTGTTTAATCTGTTACCCGTCTTTTGTTTGTTGAATGAATCGGTTCTGATAATTGTAAAATCATCAACACCGTATTTCATTTTAATCTCCGTAATTACTTTTTTAGTATCGGCAGTATCGGTATTAGATAAACGAACTCTTAAACGAGGGTGTTTTGGAATATCAGTTACATTTGGAACAATACCATTATCAACATCCAATGTATAATATCCATAATCGTTTGGAATATCAATTTCCTCATAACTCATAGTATCTAAATCCCATGCTAAGAAACCATGCTTTTCCAAAGATTCTCCGAAGTTCTGCTGAACTAATGAACCGGCATATACAACCTTACATCCAGATGGAGATATTAGTTCCTGGCGTTTGTGGATATCTCCTAAGAGTGCTAAATCATATCCATCAAATATATCTGTTGTAAAATGTCTGCTACTTACAACATAACCAACATCCGTTGTAGAATTATCAATAGGTCCGTGAAATAGGGCAATCTTTTTATTACCACTTAAAGTTTCGGCTTTTGGCCAGTTTTCTTTGTTATCAAAAATACTGAATACACCAAAATCAACTCCACCAATGGAATGGACTTGAGTATCTCTTAGGTATGTAAAGTTTGGCAAGTTTAATGCTTCAACAATTGGTGTAAGAACATCTAATCTATCGGAGTTGTTCATATTACAATCGTGATTACCTGTAATAAGGATAGTTTCACAATGTTTAGAACATTCCGTAAATAACCAACTTATCTCTCTAACTAATTCAGGAGATAATTCTAATTTAGCATGTGCAATATCACCCGCTAAATAAATGATTGCATCATCCGTTCCTCTTTTACGGATTTCCTCAAACATCTTTTCAAATACCAATCTATATTCTTTATGTCTTTTAACATTTCGAATATGCACGTCTGCAATGTGGTAAATTGTTTTTAACCTCATATATTATTTATTTTATTTAATAACAATTCTTCTGTTGAAAATTGTTTTGATTTATTCAATTGTTCGTAAAACTTTGTGTATCCAATTTCTGATGCATCTTTATCTTTTAGTTGCATTAGTTTCACATTTATACCCTGCTTTCTAAAATACTCCGATGCCCTCAATGCTTCATTCATTGCATCACTATCTAATGAAATAACAATATCAGTAACTCCACTCATAAAGATTTTCTCAACCAATTGTTTAGAAGGGAACTTACCTAATAGTGGGATTGCATTTCTTTTAATTGTAATCGCATCAAATACTCCTTCACATAATATAATCGGTTCGTTCCAATTTATTTGTGATTCAAATCCAATTATATTTTTACTGATTGGTGGGTTTTTGTACTTCATTTTTTCATCAGGATAGTAAGACCTGGATACAAAATAGTTTAATTGTCCATTTGTATCATATGATGGGATAATTACTCTTCTACCATATAATCCATCTTTGCAATAACCTATGTTATATTTAACTATCTCTTTCATACCTATACCTCTTTGGGTAAGGTAGAACATTGCATGTTTATATTCTGGATTAAATCCTTTTGGTTCTTCTGCTAAACTAATAAATTCTTTTGGAAGTGAAATGAATACCTTTGTTTCCGCATCTTCTTGTTGTGGTGTCCAATTACTATCTCCATATATTTCTCTAATAACCGATATAGTTTTTCTATCTACATCTAATTTACGAAGAAGGGATGTTAATTTTTTACCACCACTATTACAAGTCCAACAATGCCATTTTTGAGTTTCAGTATTTACTTGCAGTTTTTGTTTGTGGTGATTACAGAATGGACAATAAAATGCCAACTCATTTCCTCTTAGATTTGAATAACTTCCTAACGCATTAGAAAGAGTAAGTATTACTTTGTTCTTATCGGCAGTATTTAACACATCTCAAATATACGAATAATATTTGATATATCCAAATTTTTATTCAGAAAACCAACTTTCAGGTATTACTTTATCTGCGTATTGGTATCCGTTCTTTACACACCAATCCCCATAAGTTGTTTTAGAATTTTTACTTATTTTGTTTTTTGAATTTGAGAATACGAAACGAATATCTAATTCAGGATGTTGTTGTTTTACTAATAAATGTTTTTTTCTATCTGCTGCAACAAACCTACCTTTTGTTTCTACAATTATCCCATTAGGTAAACGAAAGTCAGGACTGTAAGTATGTTTAGAAGCAGGTACAATATAATCCACTTTTTGGGATTCATACTGAACCTCAATTCCTTTACTTTCGATTTGTTGTGAAATGTTTTCTTCAAGACCAGACTTAAATCCATACTTTCTCGCAACCCACTTTGAGTTGGATGATTTTGTAACTTTTTTAGCCATATAGAAGGTTTATTTTTGTATAGTATCAGAATACTTTACGTTGTTTAACTCACCTCTTCTACCAACTTTGAAACGTTCTGCAGTTAATACCTGCTCATCAACGTTTTTCAAATCGTTTGTAGTGTATGGAGTTTTTAAAGCATCTGCCGCATCTTTACTGATTTTATCAGTTCCTAATTGTTTTTGTGATGCGTTGTATAATTCTAATATCTTTGACATAATGTTTAATGTTTAATATAAATATAAGTTATGTATCAAAACGAACAATAAAGTTTATAGGAATATCCTGGTCGGTTTTGATAGGTTGTGGTAATTTTGCTACTGCCACTAAATCCATATCATCATCGTATAATCCAATTGTTGTAACAAATGGTGCTAAGAATGAACCAGTTGTATCTATCGAACCACTTAAATCAATATGTTCAAACCCTGCAAATACAGTTGAGTTTACAGATGATGTATATCTATAATCAATAACATCTCCATTTTCTAAAGTTGATATTTTACGAATATATTTTACACCCGGATTTGTTGTTATTTTTCTAACTACCCCATCACTATCTACCGATGAAGTAGTTTCCATCCCAACCGTTACAACTGCCGATGGATTTTGTGAAATATTAAACTCATCTGGATTTGCAATCAATAAGAATTCGTTTTCATAAATAGTTTGTGTAGATTTATATGATAATTGCCAATTATTTGTTAATACTCTATCTGTATCTCTTGTCATTACTATCAATCCTTGTGAATAAAATACATTACCAATCTTATTAACACCCGCTGCTCCTTCCAAAAACGGTATGTTTTCTACAACACAAACGGATGATTCTACATCAAAAGAAGTTATTGATAAATTATATACAATGGATTGATATACTATTGTTAAAATATTATTTTCCAAATCAACTGCAATAGTTGGTGAAGATACTAAAGATGCGGAATATGCGGTAAGTTCAACATCCAAAAAATTAAAAACTCTAGTTTCATTATCAATTCTAGAAACGTATATAGTATCTCCAGTTGCACTAAATAAATTACCGTTTCCATCATCTACAAATTGACTACTATCTTCTGTAAAAACTACTGAATTTTTCTTTATACCTTCACCATAATATTTTTGAGGAATTGATATAACTTTAGCAGAACCACTTAAAAATCTATCTCGTGTTGATTCTTCTATGTTATATTCTAAATTAGTACTTCCAAAACTTAAAAATGGATTATATTCGGTATCATTATAAAACATTGTTCTTAATTGACCATAAAGAGAATGTTTATTATATGATGAACCAGATAATATACCACCACTTATTTCATTTACAGCTGCGGAAGTATAATCTCCTTCTACTGCTTCTAAAACAGCAATTTCCGTAGAATTATTATCAAAACTCCATTCTTTATAAGCCTTAAATGGTCTTATACTAATGTCCGATTTAGGTATTCTTTTTAACATATCGTATATAAATATCCTATAAACTAAAAACCCACCAAAAAGGTGGGTCAATTAGTTATATGGTTATTCTTTATTAGAAATCTAATTTAACTTTGATTGCAACTTCTTTATCAAATGATTTCTCAATTGGTTTAGAAACTTTTGCAACTGCCAATAATTCATTTCCATCATCGTATAAACCAACTGTTGTAATGTAAACTTTAGGATTGGTTTCAAATGTAGGTTGAACAAATTGACCTGTCGAACCTGTTACGAATGTTGGGTTGTTTGAGAAGTTAAATTCTCTATTGTTTGCTCTTACAAAGTAGTGAGATGTAGAAACGTTTTCAGTTCTTCTCATTTGGAAATCACCACCCAATTTAATTGATTTAAATAATGCCAATGAACCAGAATTATCTGTATAGTTGTTATGATATACATTTGGAACAGATGCTCCTGCTGGTGCTAAATTTACATCAACGGATGATGATAATGCGTTTGGATTTAATAGGATAATTCCCATATCAGGATAGAATAATCCCCATCCTTCTCCATTTGATGCAGTTGGTGATTGAATTGTTCCCTCGTTTTGAGTTCCTATGTTTAACGCTCCACTAACAACGTTAAATACTCTACCACTTGCACCAACTGTTTCTGTTTGAGCAGAATCATCAATAAGGGTAATAGTTCCTAATGAACCTGAAAGAGTAAGTTGGAAATTACCTGGGTCTAATTGTTCTTTATATCTTGCTCTATCAATAGATAATGCGTAGAATGAAGTTAAATCATATCCGTTTGCAGTTGTTCCATTGTAAACACTAAAATTTGCATCTGCAGAATCTAACAATACGTTCTTAAACTGATTATAAACTGCTAATGATTGTCTGTAAGAATCATCTGATTGGTTAAATGTAGGTGAACCATATCCGTTTACATCACCGTAAGTTATAGAAAATTCTTTGTTTAATAATGATGCATCACTATAAACATCAATATAATATTTACCGCTTACATCTGCTTTTTGTACAGAAGATGTGAAGAATGTTTCTAATGAACCAGTATCACCACTCCAAATACCTGATGTTACAATTTCGGTTCTGTTGGTTACTTTATCAATTGAACCAAATCTTTTATAAATACCATTCGTAATAGTAGTTATATCAGAACTAATTTGTTCACCTTCACCTAAAAATTGGTTTAATATATTTACCAATTCTGTTGTATCAACTGGTGTTCCTGCTGTGTTTGCAGCTGCAGCCAAATAACTTGATAAGTTACTTGCTAAAAGTTGTCCTCTATTATCTCTAATTATTGCCATTTTCTATATTATTGAACGTATGTTACGGTTACTGGAATAGTTTGTGAACCACCTGTTTCGTTACCATAAACTGTAATAGTTGTTTTGATAGTCGAAGTTAGAGATGGGTTAGGAATGAATTTAAATGTCAATCCTTTCGCAATTGCTGCGGTTGCTGAAACATCATCACCGATAAAAATTGGAACTGAACCAACATCTGATGTTACTCCCTCACCAATAATATCACCTGCATTTTTGTTAGATAATACAATAGTATATCCTAATCTTCTATTTCCTGCTGGAGATGTAGTTGGAGAAAGTGCAACTTCACCACTTTTTTGATTTACTGAAATGTTTGGAATACCAAATTCTACAACCGGAATACGGGTTGTATTTTTAGGTAAAGTTACCAATTTATATTTCATAACTTGCGTTTCATCAGGAGATGCTTCTAAGATTGGCATGTTTTTAATTGCCGCATCATAATAAGCAGAACCAAGTGGATGTGCAGGTTCGTATAATGTGTAATCAATTTCATCATCTGCTAATGCAAATTGAGTGATGTTTAAACCTTGTCCAGCTGCTAATTTCTCTCTTCCTTTTTTAGTAAGGATAGCATCTACTGTAAGTTCGGTATTACTTAAATATCCCATAGTGTTTTGTTTCGTTTAGTAATAAATATAATTATTTTTAATTTCCGTTATTCTACTTCTAATATTGGTTCCGATGAATCTCTACCCGCTTTGCTAACTCTTAATGTATTTGGATTAGTTAAGAATGTTTCAACAGGAGAAGAACCATCTAATGTTGTTGCCGCTGTATTTTTTGAACCATTGTAGAAACTATTTTGTAATCCTCTTGTCAAATCGGAAGTGTTTCTATAATGAGATTTCAAATATCCATTTAATGGTATTACTTCAACTATTTTACCACCAACTGTTGGTATTGTAGAACCACTGAATGGTTGTATGTTTATTTTAGTTTCGTAATATGTTTCGGTTCCAATTTCCGTATATAATCTATTAGAAATACTTCCAGTTAAGTAGGTAAACGTTCTTGTATTTTCTTCTTTAATTACAGATACTCTAACTCTTTCTTTAATACGATTTCCCCTTGCATCATAATAAGTTCGTATAGCAGAACCACTTTGTGCATATATTCCAAAACCTAAAACTTCGTAATCATTTTGTCCAACTATAATGTTTGAATTTACTAATTCTATTTCACTAATTTTAGTTGAATCACTTAGTTCTGTGTTTACAACACTATCATAAGTATTAAATTCTGATATAATTGTTATATCATCTTCAGTATTTATGTTTGATTCATATTGATAATTTTCTGAAGTTATATTTTCAACTATGTTAGTTGATATATCCGCATTATATTGGTTATTTTCACCAAATAATTCGTAAGTATCCAATGTATTAATTAAAGTTTCATTTTCACTAACTTCGCCAATAATTTCAGTTGTTTTATCAATTGTTACTTCCCAATCATTTAATTCTCCGGTTGGTTTTTTGTGTTGAATTTTACTTCTTTCTAAAAAGTGAGGTTCAATCAATAAACCGGTTGTTGCTTTTACTCTCGCAGGCAACATTTGTTTAATATCCTCAAACATTGATTTCTCATATAGTTTGATTAGATTAATGTATTGGTAAATATCTCTACCATCAAATCTTTGGAAATAATAATTTCTTAAAGAATCTAATTCGGAATAATTTGGTTTATAAACATTAGATGGGTCACCAATATAGTTATCCAAATTAAATCCACCTAATGATTTTGCAATATCTAAATTTAATTCTTTTGTTGGTGAAAAGAATAATCCAACTCTATTAGAATCTACTGGTGATTGGTCAAATGATTTTTTAGTTGCTCTACTTTTTACAGAAAGGTCTGATACTAATGTTTGTTCTTCAAATCTAACTTTGTTTGTAGAGTATCTCGATGAACCAATAGATGGTATTTCTAATACTACACTTCTATCAACTGCTTCAAATTGGTATGGATAAGTTGTTATAGAATCAAATCCAATTGCAGATGCGGCAAATGATGCCGATGGGTTTAGTGAGTAAATTGGTGCAGTTGAACCTTCTTCATAATCGTTTCTTACTAAAGAACCACTAAAGTAGATATTAGTATCAACGTTTATAAATGAAGAAGTTAATGCTAAGTTTTTAGGATATTCAAAATCTAAACGGAAATACAAATCCTCCGTTGAAGAAGAATATGAATTACCATTTATCATTTCAGGAAATGCCACATGCTCAAAGAATCTATCTTTATTCAATGGTGTAGACCACAAACGGAACTCATCAACCGTTCCTACAAAATCATTTCCTAAACGAATTGTAGAACCATTTTCCCAATTTGATTGATTTAATTCTAATGTATCATCAAAACTAAATATAGTTCTTTCTCCATCTACTTGTTTTAAGAATAGAGACATTGTTACATCCGATGCACTACCAGTTGTTCTACTAACTTCAATACCAAAATACCTACTATTAAATAATGGTAAAGTATTTGATTGTAAAGTTTGTAAATTTGTTGATTCTGAAACATTTAATGATACAGTTCCATATTTACTATTTAAAGAACCACTAATTGTTACGTCCCAACCACTTCCTGAAATTATGGTGTAAGTTCCTGAAGTTTGTGGTTTTAGAAATACTTCAATTGTGTCTGGTTTTCTATTTTTATTGGTATTTTTCCATTCAAATTCAACAGATGAACCACTTATCATATTCAATACAGTGGTTATATTATCCATTAAAAGTTTTGATTTTCCAGTATCGGTAACCTCTGGTCCACCGAATTCTAAAATTGAAAGGTTAGATGATGGAATACCATAACAACTCAAAAGAGCGTATATACCTTTTCTTGTTCCTCTATTTTTTAGAAGATATGGTAAGTTGTTTACAATTCTTCTCCATACTTCGTTTGTTCTTTGTTTTGCAGGATTTGTTTCTTTTATATTTCCTTCTGAATCTAATCCAAACGTATAGTTCCAAAGTTTAGAATCTGATGATAAGTTTTTAGCATCCCAACTTAAAGATTTAAGAGTATCAAATAATAATTTATCAGAAATACCATTTTTAGATTTATATCCTAATCCTCTACTTTTTTCAATTGCTTTTGTGTGATAGTAAATATTATCAAAATGTTGACCTATCATTGATAAGAATAACAATAAACTTGCGTTTTCTTCGTTATTTACAATATATTGAGGAATATTATTTTGAACCCAATTGTAATTATTTACATCGTAATTTTCAGCTAATGTAATTATATTTTCATACCAATTTGCAACTTCAGTAGATGTACTATCGTATCTATTATTCAAATCAATGTGTGGCCAAGATAAAGAAGATGATGTAAATAATACTTTTTCAAATCCATCAAATCCATTTATTAGTTGGTTCTTTTTTAAAGTTTGTCTTTCAACCTCTTGTTGTGATGAAATTGATGAAGTAAATGCCGCATTTCCGATTGAATACACATCGGTAGATGCACTTAGAATAAGATTATCATATAATTCTATTAGTTGAACTTTATAAACAAAATTATCAACTCTTTCTTTTGCCGAACTAAAGTGAACAAAGTTACTCCACAAATAATTTGTTCCATCTGTATATTGAATATTTAAATCATCTGTATTTACTAAAGATGAACTTAAATAAGTTGATACTAAATTTGCCGATGAAGTTACTTCAGTAGAAAATATAAGATTATCTAATGATTCAAAATTAGTAGATTGTCCTTTTACAAAATCAACATCTATATTAAAGTTTGGTCCTTTTAGTGGAGGGCATTTAATATCATCTTGTTCTGTAAGAACAACCGTTTCAATTAAAGGATTACTCATTAATTTAGTAATCCAAAAAGTTGAGTTTTCAACTACATTTGCAGGAAGTGGTGTATATAGTTTTAATATTATTGAATTTACAACTTCAGTAACTATTATATTACCAATTTCATCTTCTTCTTTTTTAGATAATGTAAAATCATCTGTTTCCCAAGATGAAATTAAAATCTGTTCGTTATTTCCAAAATTAGCTAAATGTGTTAAATACTTACTATCTTTTTCAGGTTCAATTACAGTTAAAGTTTCTGCAAATGCATCGTAAATAGATTTTTCTAAGATAGTTTCATCTATTTCAAAAGATGGAAAAACTAATTGTGTAGATATTTCATAATCATTACCAATTAATTCTTCTGCACCACTTCTATTGTATGGTTTTAATACTAATGTTATTTTATCAGAACCAACCCAATTTGCGTAACTTTCTCTTAGTTTTTTAAGATTAATTACCACATCTCCGTTTTGTGGTTGATTTTGGAATAAAGGAGTTAGAGTATTATCTTTTAACTTTAAGAAAATATCTACACTCGTTGCCGCAAATGTTGAATATGATAAATTGTAATCTATGTTAAAATCTGAAAAAGATGGAATATCTATATTATCAACATATATAACCTCTGTGATAGATGGGAAATCGTTTATTGCAGTATAAGTAATAATCGTTTCTGCTTTACCACCTGTTCCAAAGTTTTCACTATACGCTACAAATATAACTCTCTTAGAACCATATACTTCATTAAAATCTTTTTGAAAGAATAATGATACTTGTTTATCTGATGCAGGTACTCTTAGTACTTTTTCAGAAGATAAATAAACTAATACATAATCCGCATTTTCAGTTGTAAATGGAATTATGATTTCTTTTTCAGTATCGGATTCTTTTACCCTAACATCAAATTGAGTTTGAGATAAAGTAATTGTTGGTTCTTCAAATTTTACTTCTTTTTCTAATATTACTGCAACTGCAATACCACCAGATGTTAATATGTTAGCAGGAACTTTAAATGAACTAACCGTAGGTGTCCATTTACTGTAATCACCTCCATCCGAATTAACTGCATTTGTTTTTGTAGTATAATAGTAATTTGTTACAGCATATCCAATTGGAATATCAGTTTGAATATTTACTGCTATTTCCGCATCTTTTATTACAGAGTTTTGTAATTGTTTATTATCTGTGTTACCATCTTGTAATGTTATAACATCTTCATCAACCAAACCATCTTTGTAGAAAATTTGATAATTCATTTTTACCAAATCTCCTAATTCATTTGTAAAGTTTGATGTAAACGCGATTTCGTAATTTATTATAGTATCATCAGAAATTACATCTCTACTATCAGTTGATGTTTGTGTTTTAAAATTTAATGTATATGTACCGTATGTGCTATCATATGGTGTTGTACTTTCTTGCACATAATCAGAACCATTCCAAGTATATTTTTTAACTACCAATTGTTCAGCATATTGATAATCAATAAGAGTTATTGGTTCTTTTATATTGTAATAATAATCAAAATTATAAAAAGTACCAAATGTATTAAATTGAGATGAAATTACAGTAGGTTCTAATATTGGAACTATTGGTTCTGCAATTACAGTTGTGTCTTGATATTTTTTTACAATCTCAACTTCATAATAAAATAATGATTTAAGATTTAATGATTCAAAAGTGTAAGTTCTTTTTGAACCAAATGTAGTTGATGGTGAATATACAATACTAACCGATGGTCCAATTCCTTTCGATACCCCATCCTCAAAAAACTCACCAGGTATTGTTGCATCTTCTGAAATTAAGTTTATAGTAAGTGGTTTTTCTGTATCACCTACATATGAAGGTGGAACAAATACCGGATTTATTTCAGTTGGTGGTGTGTATGTGCCACCACCTCCACCACCACTATCGTATTGGAAAGCAGTATATTCACCAGTACCATTATATACTGATTGAATTCCGTCTTCGTATGCTTCTTTATATATTGACATTTAGTTTACTATAAATATATTATTGTACCATTTCTTTTGTTCTATCTTCATAGATGTACCTTTCTTCAAAAAATTGGCCATTATCATAGAAGTATCCTCCTCCACCTCCACCTACACTAACAATTGGTTGTGGTTCTAAAATGGGTTGAGGTTCAATTACCAATGGTGGTTCTATTACAGGTGTAGGTTCATATATTGGTTGTATTGGTGCAACTGGAGTAGGTTCTGGTTGAAGAACCGGTGTATCAGTTGGTGGTACTTCTGTTACAGGATATGTTACAATCGGTGGTTGTTGTGATGTATCATCAAATGTAACTGATACTTTATCGGGTGAATAAACATTTCTTTTAATGTCAACCGGTGTTTGAAATTTATCAACTGTATCTTTTATTTCTTTTCTTAATTCTACAACAGAAAACTCTTTAGGTATTGATTTAAGAGTAATATCCCTTCTTTTAATTGTTTTTATGTTGTTATTTATAGAAGTGTATAAAATCTTTTGAGTTTCTGCCAATAATTGTTCAAAATCATATTGTTCACAATCTTCAAATCTTTTTGGTAAAGCAGGTTTTCCGTAATTTGATTGAGTTATATCATAATGCTTATTTTCCAACCAATATGTAACACTTTCTTTAAAATTTAAAAATATACGATTTCTAAATCCTTCAAAATTAGAAATTCCAAAATCTTTTTTAAGAACAGATAAAAAATCATTACCAAATTTTGAAATAAGAACATCGTTTATTTTTGAAATACTATTTAGTTCAAAAGAATCCAAAGTGTCTAATATTCTTTTTTTATAATATTTGAAATCCTGATTTAAGTTATTTATATTAAAAAAATCTTTTCTGTTTTTTTGAGTTATAACTTCATCACTAACTTTTAATGGTAAGATACGAACTTCTTCTCTCGATGGAGAGATTTCTTGCACCCACACTCTGGTCAATTCATTATCTGAACCCACTCTGTTACGAACAAAGTTTATGTTTACTTTAAGAATACCGTTTGTAAATCCTAAATTGTTTAATAATTTTTCTACATCAATAGCAAATTCTTTTTTACCAGATGTGGTGGTAACATTATACATATAATTTTTAATATCACCTGTTTTTATGTAGGCAACATTATTACCTGATTTTTGTGGAAGTAAATTATTATTTACATCGTAAACAGATACTTCCATTACATCGTATTTACATTCACCAAAATCAGTATCTTGGATTTCTTTTTTTGTGACAATAAAGAAATCTTCATATTGAAGGAATTTACCCTCATTATCAACATTTCTATTTATATCATCAATATTTGTATATTTTGTAATACTCATAATCTATTAATAAGATTTAGGATGTGCTATTCTTAAATTGGTTTTATATTGTTTTCCTTTTTCAGTACCATCACTTCTTTTAACGTTTATATCGAATGTACCAGTGTATTCTTTGGTACTACCTCTTTTACTCCAGCTTCCCATTCCGGATGGTATCCATTTTAATGTTATTTTATCTGTTCCACCCGCAGGAATTGTAAATGATGTTTTTGGAATTGAAAACCAATCTCTTCCGGTTGGGAAATTGTGTTTCAATGTTACTGTTACATCGGAATTATCGTTGTTTGTGAATTCCATAGTTTCACCCGCAACCCAAGCATGCGCATTATCTCTTGCGTTTTTGAATTTAAGTTTAATATCACCATCTTCTACTGGAGAAGGTGTAAACTTAACAATCACAACATCATTTATAACATCACCACCAATTGCTGCTGCTAAATTAGAAGCAGATTGTTGAATTGCTTGTTGATTTTGCACTGCTCCTAATTGAGATTGTAAACCTTCAATAATTGCGTTTAATGAATCTACTAATTTAATAAGTGCTTCAATCTGTGCTTTGAATCCTGTATTTTGAGATTGTAGTGATGCTCTCAATATTGATTCCTCTACCGATTTTTGTACTGCGTTTTGTATTTGGTTTGCAAAATCTTGTATAGTTGCAGATAGGGTATCTAACTGATTTGCCAATGCATCATTAGATTGTTCAATTGCCAATCTGTTATTTATTTCAGTTTGTATTTGTCCTTCTAAATCTGCAATAGTTGTGTTTAGGTTTGTAACTTCAGTAGTTAAATCCGCAACTTGCTGTCTTAAATCTTCATTTTCCGCAACTTGCTCATCGTAGATAGGTCTTGGAACTAAATCTCTTCTTGTAGCAGGTATGTTGGGTTTTAATTCTTTAACCTCAACATCAATTGCTTTTACCAACTCCTCATTATCGTATTTATCTTTATGTAATGGTTTAAATACTAAAGAAGTTGCTACATCGGTTTCATCAACCACAGTTATTCCATAATCATTTTTAGAAATAGCAGCAGAACCCGATACCTTTAGAATATCTTCCAAAAGTTCTTTTCTTTTTTCTTCTAATTTCTCAGCAATTGCTTCTAAAGATGTTGCCATTTTATACTATTTCAAATGTAGATTTATCATCTATAATGTATTCAATTCCACTTTGAATTACTTTAGTTTTTAACAAATAAGTTCTATTTTCTGGCAATGTATTCAAATCCATTATGAAATAACTACCTCTTTCATCACAACTTAATTGTGTATATTCACCAAATGGAAATATTACCTCTTGAGTAACGTAATCCTCTAACTGATAATAAGATGATGTTGGTAAATGACTCGTATTATCGTAATCAAAAAATCCGCTAAAAGTTCTTAAAGGATATAACTCTCTACCTTTTACTCTAACTTTTACTTTACCATCTTTTGGATATCTTGCTTTTAAATTTGAATAAACAACTTTAAAGTTTTCTTCAGGTATTTCATTAAGTGAACCTGTTGTAAATGAAAAATCATTCCAAACTAATTCCAATTTAGGTTCGTATATAGTATGAGTTTCTTTTGAGAAAAATTTTAATACACCATAATCTAATGTATCGTTTTCATTATTTAAACCATGATGAACTATAAATCCATTATTAGGTAATGAACCACTAACCCATAAAGATACTATACCACTAACATCCATTCTAACATCATCCGGCTCATAGTTGTATGATTGAGATGATTGAGATGCGGTGTACCAAGTTCCACCCTCTGCGTTTGCAGACCCAGTTGTCCCTGCAGTAAACACTGCCGTTCCTGCTACAACATTATCTTGCCAAGTATCGGTTCCATTTCTATATTTCCAACTTACACCATCTGATGTTATATTATCAAATTTAGTACCAGTTCCCATAGTCCAACTTTGAGAAACTGCATTAGCGTAAATTGTATATTCTAATGGGATTTCTTCTGAATTTGCAGATTTTAAATTTAAGTATGCTTTCCAACTTCCACTTATTTCTGAAATTGAAGATGATATTTCTGTTAAATTAAATTTAATTAAAGCTCTTGCTATATCTTTAGATGAACCATAATATAATTTACCTACTTCTAACACCTCATCTCTTCCTGCATTTTGGTCTGGTTGTTGTAAGTAAATACTTGCATCGTACTGTGATGTGAATAATTTATGCATTATAGAGCCCTCCCTTTTATATCTTTATTTGGATATTTAACTTCAAAAACGCAAGGGTCTAAAGATGGATATACCATTTTACCAACCGTTGCTTCATCTATGTTGTAACGATTTTCAGAATAGTTTTCACCATTATCCGATTTACATATATTATAAACTTTAACAGATGGAACACTCATTACACCTTCAATATTTGCAAGTAATAATTCTATCTCTGAAATGTTTATTGGTTTGTTGAAAGTCCATTTATCTATATTAAAGTAATCTTGCATTTCAGTTAAACACGCTGCCAAAACTTCTCTTTTATTATAATTTGAATAAGTAATAATTTCAAAATCAACACCTATATTTACAATAAATCCATCTATAATATTTACACCATCTGTCAACATTCTGTATTCACTTAAATATGTTTTTAAGTTTTGTTTAACTGCAGAGTTTAATTGTGTTAGTTTTTTATTTGCATCATATCCTAAAACGTACATATTGATTGCAAATGGATTATTCACTTCTGAAATTGCCGTTTTCTTTTGAGAAAGATATTTAACTAATTCTTTTTGTATTTCGGATGTTGATTTATCTTTCAACCCCTCTACTACACCAACAAACTCTGCTATATTTTTAGGGGAAGCTAATATAGATGATGGTGAATTATTATCAATCTCTCCATCAGGAGAAACGTAAACTTTTGAAACACTACCATATCTTTCAGGCATTGATAATGCTCTAACTACATAATCTTGTCTTGTTACTGCTCGGTTTTGTGAACCAAATGCAGCTAATGCATTTTGTCTAATTTCTTCAATACTCTCACTACCTCTTCCACCAACCGCGGCTTCTAAATTTTCAACCGCAACCGATTGTTTTATTGTTAAATATAATGATTGATTTTCAACCGATAGTAAATCTTCTTCAAATTCTATTCTTCTTATTGTTGTTAAATCACCAACATTTACGTTTGATTCAACTCCACCTCCAACTAAATATTTTACAGTTAAGGTTTTATTTACAGGTGTTATTCCGAATGTATTTGTTTTTAAGAAATTTGATGGGTCAATACCATCATTTAATCTTTTTATAGAATTTGCCAATCCTAATCCAATATTCTTAGTGTTTGGTAAAATAGTTTCATCGGCAAGATTTACATCACCACTACCAAATTGTAAATCAACAGTATTATCAGTATTTACTTTTACTGAATATCTGTATGGTACTTTTTGAACTTCTAAAATATATGGTACTGCTGTGTTTTGTGTACTTAACTGCCCATTTTCTTCAGTATTTGGTTTTTCAACAAATATACTTTCTTGTGCCAAATAAGGGACCTCATACCATTTAGTTGCTCCATCATCCGATGTTACAGATGATACTTCTATTACGTTTGTATCGGTTATTGTTACCGATGGATATTCTGTATAATCACCAAAAGTAAATTGAGTTTCTCTTTCAGTTGCAGATATTGCTTTTACTTTTTTAGTTACCAAATAAAATGTTGGTTCTCCTGTTGTAACATCTCTTTCATAAACATCAATTTCTCTTTCTGTTTCATTTGCAAAATCTATACTATCAACTGTTCTAAAAATTATATTTGAATTAGTTGTTGCTGTTACTTCTAATCCATCTTTAATTTTAATATAGTATGCCGAATCTGGTCTATTGTTTTGACCAGTTCCTACCGATGGTACTAATTGATATACAGTTAAAGTAGTTACTGCAGGAGTTGTTACTTTTGGTTTATATCCCATAGTTTGAGCCAATGCAATAACATTTTTTCTCTCCGTTGCATGAGATAACATTGATTCTTTAAGTTGTGTATCCTGATAGAATGAAAGAATATCTCCTATCGCAGCTGCCTGTTCAATGAACACCATACCAGGAGATGCTTCATTGAAATCGGAGTAAGTATTTGGATAGTAAGTTTTTGTAAAATCAATAAGAGTTTGTTTTAATGCTACAAAATCTTTACCAACATAATTTATATTCTTATTGTTACTACCAAAACTTTTATTTATAGGTTTTATTGCCATTTAATTAATTATTTATGGTTATATTTACTGTTTCTGACAAATTAGGATTAGAAGTAAGAGAAAACTTAACCTCTAAATTTACTCTATTTGTATCTATATCGTTTTCATCGTAATCAAATACGATTTCATCTATGTTTAAATAAGGTAACCATTTACTAACTGCATCTATAATAGTATTTTCTATTTGAGTTTCAATTTGTCCTTCAACAATTGGTTCAAATAATATTCTCCAAACATCACATCCAAAATCAGGATTCATTAACCTTTCACCTTTTTTTGTTAAGATTAAATTTGTTAAATTATCTTTTGCTTGAGTTAGTGTAGTATAATTCACAGGAAAAATACCTCCTTTATCGGAAGTTCTGTTTAATCCTATACCTAATACTTTGTATTCGTTTTCTGTTAAATCGGTTACGTTTACCTTACCTAACTCTATTGCCATAATTTATTAAAATCTTTTAACCAATTCAGTATAATCTCTGGTTAATGCCTTTGTTATCGCATCTGTTTCTGTATTCATAGGAATATTTCCACCATGCAAATCTGCTCCTCTGAAATCCATAGTTTCCCACTCATCATCCATACCCATTTCCGGTTGTAGTGAATCTAATACACTCGGTGCCGCACCCTCTGCTCTTTGTGCAGAAGTAAATGGTGTGGTTTGATTTAATATCTCATTTAAAACCGGGTCTTTAGTAAATTCTCTTTGTTGTACTGGTCTTTGTTGTGTTGGAATAACACTCTGTCTTTTTATAGGAGCAGTAGCGGTTACTTCCGTTAATTCCATCAACGAAGTAGATTGTTTCTTTTGTGAGTTTAGAGTAACTGCACCAGATTTAATAAGTTTACCCAATTGTTCTTTAAGTTGTTCTTTAACTTGTGCTTTCACTTCGTTTTTTACAACTTCTTTAATAAGGGTCAATAAAACGTCTGATTTCATAAAAATTGTTGTTTTGTTAGTTATAAATATAATAAGTTAAAATTTAATCAGGTATTTGATATCCTTTCCATTTCACTATTCCTGGTGCAGGTGGTGCAGGTGGTGGATATTGTGCTATAACACTGTAAGTTCCGGATACGGTAGTTAAATGTAATTTAGCTGAATTTATAAATGCGTTTAAGAATTGTTCGGGATTATTATTTGGTGGAACTTTAATTGATGTCCATTTTCCAGGATTTATAACAATTCCCGCAGTTGTAGATATATTTTTAATTGAACCCGGAGCGGGTATTTTTGGTGGTGGAAATTTTGACATTTTACCACCAATCCAATAAATAATAACAGCAGGACCAACTACTTCTAAAAATGTTACAACTTTTGCTTTTTGAGTTTGTTCTAAAAATCTTATAATAGATTCTTGCATCAATATAGGATTACCCTTTGCTAAAGGAACACCGTTTGCAGGGTCTTTGCCTGATTTAACTGCGGTATCATATGCAAATGTAAATGCTTTAGCAAAATCACTAATACTTTTGTAAGAGTTATTCTGCATCTGTGGCAATAATGTTTTTTTGAATGTACCCCAAGACATAGTTTATTTACTTAAAAAATTTCTTGCAGATAGTAAAGTTTTTAACTTAGATTTAATTGAATTAAATTGAGCAGAATTTGTTGGTGCAACGGATGATGGACCGGATGGTGTCAAATATTGTTGTTTATTTATTGCATCAATTAATTCTCCTAATATTTTTACTAACTCTCCACCTAATACCATTTTTTGAACATCTGCCCCAGCATCACCTTCACCTGTATTTTTTCCTAAAAATATTTTACCATTTTCTGAATTTAAAAATATTTGGTTTGCTCCTGCTGAATGGATTGTTACTTTGTTGTTTGAGTGTAGGTAAATTTCCTTTTCTGCATCTATTGAATAATTACCATCTGTTACTACACCCGTATTACCTCTACCAAAAATAATAAATTCGTATGCTTTTGATGAAAGTACAACTCTATCAGAATTTATAAAAACTTGGTCACCACTTAAATCTTTTGAGTTTGGAAAATCTTTAAATCCTACTCTTGTTTTTTTTACAGTTTCTACAAATGGAACTTTAACTTTATTTGATGTTATGTAAATAGATGAACCATCTTTGTTTATATCTTCATCAACCAATTCTCCAATTTTTTTAGAATCTAACTCTGGATTTTGTTTGTTACGAATGAATATTGATGGAGATGATGTTTTACCATCTTCGGTTAAATGGAATTCACTAAAACGAATTGTGTTACCAACTCTACCACTTATAATAGTATCACCTTCTTTTGGGTTTAAGAATTTTATTTTTTCTTTTACCTGATATTGTTTTTCCTGTGATTTAGTTTGAGTTGGTGTCTGGTTTGGTGTTCCTGTATTTTTAGTTTCTTTATATTCTTTACTTTTATCATCACCACTAACCTTTTCAACTTTCTTTTCTTTTGTTGCTTCAGAAGTTTTGTAATCTTCTCTATAATTTGGATAATGTGTTATTGAATATGGCATCCAATAATAATCGTTTCCTATTTCTATTATTAAAACAGTTTCACCAACTATTGGAAATGTTATATTATTTTTATCAAATGGAAAAGCGTATCCTTCTAATTTAATAGAGTATTCTCTACTAAACTCAACTACTCCTAAAAAACGAACATCATTATCATCAAAATTGGAGTTATTATTATATTTTTTAATAAAATCTCCAGTTTTATCTAATTTCTTATCCGATTTAAGATATACTTTTGTTACAGATGCTAAAAATGTTTCTTTTATCATTTTATAGTTTAGTTTTTATTTCCTCTATCTCAATTTGGATATCGTTTAATTTTTCTTTCTGCTCTTCTTCTACTTTGGATATTGTATCCTCCATCTCACTTAGTAATTGTTCTTTTTCTGCATCACTTAACCAACCATCTTCACCAATGCCCTTTGCTTCAGCTGCCGCTAATCTCTGTGCAATAGTTGCTAATTTAATTAAATGGTCATCGTTCTTTATTGATGCATCTATTAAATCTTTTATAATTGGTGCGATAACTGTTGCTTCTCCAACATTTTTAATCAACTTTCTTAAAGATTCAATCATATCAGATATGTTTTTCTTTTTGTTTTGTTGATTTTCGTAAATATCTTTAAATAATGATGATAAATTCTTACCATCAAATAATTGAAATTCCGTTGACATAATTGTTTATTTTATACTAATAATTATTTACTTATCAAATAATTCCCCATAACGAGATAATCCATATCGGAATTTAAGAATGTCCAAATTGCATCGTATGGAGAATTTGCCATAGTTTTACCTCTTAAATTGAATGATGTATTTAATAGAATTGGAGTTCCACTAACCTTTTCAAACTCTTTTAATAAATCGTAATAGAGTGGGTTTTGTTCTCTTCTAACGGTTTGTATTCTTGCTGAACCATCAACGTGGGTTACCGATGGAATTGGTTTGTAATCAGTTACTTTAACCACCTGATTCATATAAGGAACTTCTTCTTCCGAAATAAAATACTTTTCAAAATCTTCAATAGTTACCGATGGTGCAAATGGTCGGAACATTTCCCTTTTTTTGACAACCTTATTAATTCTATCTCTAATATCTTTAATATGTGGGTTACCCAATATAGAACGATTACCCAATGCTCTTGCACCAAATTCAGTTCTATTTTGAAACCATCCTATAATATTACCTTCATTTATCAGTTTAGAAACTTTTTTAAGTAATGGTTTATCACCTAAAAATTCCCATCTATCTTTTCCAAAGTTTTCGGTTATCCACATTTCAATAACTTCGTTATCATATTTAGGTCCTAAGTAAGGTGTTTGATTATCACCTCCTTCTACTTTTGGATTTCCTAATATATTGTGCCAATGATATAAACAAGCTCCAATAGAAGAACCCGCATCAGATGGCGCGTATGGTATCCATACCGAATTGATTGCTGCGTGCTTTTTTATTTTACCGTTTGCAGTTCCGTTGTATGCACATCCTCCACCTAACACTAAGTTTTTGGAATCAACTTTGGATGCCAATCGGTTTAGAATAAAATAGAACTTTTTCTCATACCATTTTTGGAGTGATGCTGCCAAATCCATATGGTGTTGTTCTATCTTTTCTTCTGGTAATCTTGGTTCAAATCCTATTAGTTTATTTAATTCGTAAGTAAACATTTCTGTATTTGAATATTCCCAAGTGAAGTATTTTTTAACAACCTGAAAAAGATGTTTACTATTTCTTTCTATTTTATCAAAAACATACTCATATACTTTTGGGTCACCGTATGGTGCCAATCCCATAACTTTATATTCCCCACTATTTGGTTTGAATCCTAAGTAGGAGGTTATTGTGGAATAAACTAATCCCAAAGAATGTGGAAACTTTATATTATCTATTTCTTGGAACCCATTTTCATTACATACAGCAAATAATGCAGTATCCCACTCACCCACACCATCAATTGAAACCCCCAATGCTTCTTTGTATGGAGATGTGTAGTATGAAAAAGCAAGATGTGAATAATGGTGTTTTACATATACAATTTTACCATCATATCCAATTGTTTCTTTTAAATAGTTTTTTAAATCACCCTCTGTTTTAGAAAATGTTTCCTTGAAATCATTCCAAGTTTTGTTTTTAGAAATCCATCTTTTTCCTAATGTTTTAGAAACTCTATCGTATTTTAATTCGGGTTCTTCATACCAACAAACTACATCTACATCACTAATTTTAACTTTTGCATAATCTAAACAGAATTGAATAGCCTGTAAAGGAAAAGAGTTATCGTGCTTAATGCCAGATAACTTCTCTTCTTCAATAGCTGCTATTACTTTTCCATCAATAACTATAACTGCTGATGAATCGTGATAAAATGCGGATAATCCTAATTGTATCATATACTAAATGTTTATATCACCATCATCCATAAATTGGTTAAACAACTCAATTTGTTTTTCTTTCATTTTATTTACAACCTTTGTTATGTAATGAGTTGGGTGACCTGTCATTTCCCTAATAAGTAGATATAAAGATTTTTTATTGAAATTTTCTATGTATTCTGCTCTTCTGAATAATTCTAAAACAGCATCTGCGATTTGCATATCTCTCTTTTTTGGGAAATGATTTTCTAAATGTTCATCCCAATATTCCAACATTCGTTTGTTGAATGTTTTGAACTCATCGTTTTGCGTTTCTTCTTTCCAATTGTTTTCCGTATCCCAACCTTGTGGCATTTGAGACATGATATCGGTATCTTTGTATCGTTTGTAATTGGAATTATTTGTGAGGATAAGATAGTTTCTTGCAACAATAGTAAAGTAAGAGAATGCTTTACCTTTACCTGCTTGATACATATGAATCTTTTCAATCATAAAGGCAACAACCTCACACATTACATCTTGAGGGTCATCATCAAAATAACTGAACTTCCATTTGTTGTAAACTATTTCTGCAAGTTTATCAAATGCAGGTTTAATCCTATCTTTATAGATTTTATCTTTTTCTAATTGGTTTTCGGAATTATTATACTCTATGATAGCATCTTCCGTATCTTTTGTAAAATATTGTTTATTTCTCGGTTTTCTCGGCATCGTTCTGTTTGATTTTGAATTTTTCGATAGTTTCTTTTATTTGATAAAATATAGAACCTACTTCATCATCCTTCTCAAACATTTGACGATTATCAATCTGTCTTAATGCCTCCAGTAATGCTTCGTTTCTTGTTAATTCAGTATCTATGAATTGGTTGTATTCTTCAACAACATCTTCATATTTTTCTAATTTCTTTAAAAGATTAATTGTAGCAAAAAATAATGCAACAATTAAAACTGATAATATTCCTATTGTTAATTCCATATTATACTACCTCATATCCTTTTAAAAAATAATCATTTGCTTTTTTATATTTAACCTCAACCATTTCTCCTTGTGGTGATTTCATTACAATCCTATCGTTTCTACCAAAGTTGTTTTTTTTGACAACGGTTGTAGTATAAACTCTATCTTTAATTGTAAATCCATCTAAATGGTCAATCTCATGCTGAACAATAACTGTTTTCATAGTTTCAGCTGATACTTGTTCATTTTGTTTATCACCATCAGGATTGATTTCAAAGGTCAATTCTCCCAAATTATCTGTATTAACAACTACTTTACATGCTCTAATTGTTCTAACAGGTTTTTTCATCGTATCAGGCATTGAAAGACATCCTTCGTAGAATATAAACCCCTCTTTAGATTTAGAAACAATTGTTGGGTTTAATAAGAATATATTTTCATCTCCAAATTTAATTAAACATGCTCTCTTTTTAATACCCAATTGAGTTGCAGAAATACCAATACCACCGAATTTTTCTAATGCAGTTTCTAATGTTTTGTGTAATTCATCTGCTTCAATTGCGGTTGTTTCAGTTCTTTGGATTGGAGTTTTTAAATATTCTACAAATTCTTTATTTGATAAACCTAAATTGTTTTTATCTGTTATTAATTTCATAACTTATATTATTGTTTTTTTAAAATTTTCTTTTTTCTTTAAATTATACCAATTTACTAATGAATATCTCGTTCCACTTTCAACTTCTGAAACTCTGTGTATATATTTTGATAAAAAAATAAATAAATTTCCAACTCCTTTTTCAAAAGTTATTATATTATTATTATCTTTTAATTCTAATTTACCACCGGTATATTCATCATTTAATTGAATAACAATAGAACAATATCTTTCATTTTCTCTTTCAATTTCAGGTCCATCTGAATGCCAACTATAATATTCACCTACATTATATTGTGTAAATTGAAAATTGGGATTTATTTCTATTTCGTAATTTTTTATTTCTATTTTATTATTTAATAAGCGTATTATTTTATTATTTAATTCAATAAATTCGGAAGTAAATGCTACATTTGATTTTCTTGCTAATTCATTTTTTATAAAATTAGAGTTTGCACCAACTAAACCACTTTTTAATTCATAATTATCAATAGAATGTTTTATAATAGAATCACATTCTTCTTTAGATAAAAAATCGTATATGGTGGTATATTGAAACATATATTATTTTATAAAAGGTAATATTGCCAATTCTTTTGCTTTTGCTTCAACCATAATATCTACATCCAATCCATATGTATTTGGTAATGAATTAATATAATCGGAATGAGCTTGTGGTTTAAGTTTTGAATTATTTTCGTGTAATGCTTTTGATTCCGAATAATGTACTTCTTGTCCAATATCTTTTGGCCAAGTTGTTGCTGCTAATTTAAGTGCCTGTTCTTCAGATAAATCGCCTGTACAAAATTGGTGATGATGATAATCGAATACAATAGGGATACCAGTTTCTTCGTGGATATACATTAAATCTTTTACAGAATACATTGTAGCTTTATCATCATTTTCGATTGTAAGCCTCATTTTAACCGAGTTAGAACATCTTTGGAAGTTTTTGATAAATCTATCCATTGCTACTTTTTTATCTCCGTAAACACCGTTACAGTGAATATTAATATTGTTGAAATGAGATTTTTCCAATCCCATCATATCAAATATTTTACCATGCAGTTCTAAATCAGCAATTGTATTCTTAACAACAGTTTCATTTGGTGAAGTTAATACACAAAACGGACCTGGATGTGAATTAATACGCATACCCCAATGTTTTGCATAATCACCTGCTTTTTTGAGTTCTAATTTGATTTCTTCGTAATCTTTTAGTTGAGTTAAATCAATGTGGTCACCCCACGGAATGATGGCGGATGATAAACGGAAGAAACTAATACCATTATCGTTATTCCACTCTAAAATTTTGATAATATCTTTTGCGTTAGCCAATGCCAGTTCGGAAACATAATCCAAACCTTTGGATTCTAAAGTTTTTTTAACCATTGTACGATTTGTGGTAATTTTTTTACCAATCGTCATATTAATACAAGCATATCCTAATTTCATACCACTAATATACGAAAAAAAATTGGAAAATCCAAGTCTTAATATGTTTTTATATTTTCTTCATCTTTTTTGATGCGGTTATATTCCTTTACACTACCACCTTTAGAAGAAATCCAATATTGAACCGCTTTTGGATTATTTATCCATAAATTTCTCTTTTGCCATGGAAATTCCGGATGCATATAATCTTCCCATTTCAAATCTGGCAGTTCTTCTTCAGTTTTTCCTTCATTATTATCAATTATTTCTATATTTTCTTCGATTTTAGGGGTTTCTCCGTAAACTTGATAAATTTTATCATCCAATTCGGAATTTTGTCGAATTACCTCATTTTTTTTGACATTTTTTGTTAAATTTTCTTCATCATTTCGGTTTTTTACTTCAATCAACCCATTGAACGCAATAATGAGTGCAACTGCAAGTGGGTCAAACACTATTACAATCAAAAATATGAAAAATTTAACAACTGTATTTAATTCTAATCCAAATGCTTCTGCGACGAAACGGAAACCACCAACTTCTTTCTCTAAATTAAGGTTAGAAAGTTTAATTTTGTTAATTTCTTCGGTGTTTTTTGCGTTATCATCCTGCAATTGAGAAATTTTATCGTTAATTTTTGCAATCTGTCTATCTCTGTTATCAATTGAACGAAGTAGACGAGAGTTTACCTTACCACCATCAATAATTTTTCCTTGATTTTGGTTAAATTCGGTAATTTGAGTTGATAACTGTTCAATTTGGGAGTTATTTTGTTCGATTTTAGTAGTAAAAACTGCGATTTCTCTATCTACTCTCTGTAATTCCAATGATTGTGCTTGAAAAGCGTTAGAAAGATATCCAAAAATACCCGCAGATGTAATAATCATAAGGGAAATTACGGCAGTTGTTAAATACCATTTGTTAAATCCCTTAATTTCATCCCATTTTTGCTTTAAATAAGTAGCAGCAACCAATTTTGCCAACTCTAATGCCGATGCCATTACCATAACTGATACCGATGCTCCTGCAAAAAGAACACCTAAACCGGTTACAGAGAAATAAGCCGCACATCCTGCAATAATTAGTGCGGAAAATCCTACTAAAAATTTAAGCCAATTCATAATTATCTTTCAATATCAATAAGTTCTTCGATTTGTTCTCTAACCTTTTTAGTATCTGAAATAATTTGTAACACATCTTGGTTTGGTAATTGCATTGCACCGTTGGCAACTGCTTCAATTACTCGGATTTTACCCTCTAATACAGATAATAATCCTTTTACTTTTTCTTTGTAAATCATAGTAATAAATATTTTAATAAAATAAAAATGGGTAGAACAGTTTTTGCCCTACCCATTAAAGATACGAAAAATAACTGAAATTAACTAATTTTTACAGTTAATTTTTTTGGTTTTGTTTCTTCTTTTCTTTCTATCGTAATTAAAAGAATTCCGTTTTTAATTTCTGCTTTTGCAGTTTTTGGGTCTAAAAACTTACCCAATGTAATTCTTTCATCAATATTAGAAACTAAATCGTAGAAAGGTCCTTTTTCATCACCTTTTTTGGCCTTTACTTCAATCTTATCTTCGTGATAAGTTACTTCTACATTTTTAGGTTCATGTCCTAATACTGATAATGCAAAGGATGTTTTATCATCCTGAACATCTACTGCGAATTTTTGTGGAACGAATGTGGTTACATTACTTTTCCAAAGGGGTGTTGGTTCTGCAAACACCGCTTCTACTAATTTATCAAATCTATTATCAAACATAATTTAAAAATTTTTGGTTAATACTGATGATATATTATCAATCACTGTACCAAAGTGATAATACTGACAAATTGTCTAAATCTATTTACCTAATAAGTAATTTTGTCTTTCAATAATTGTACTCATATGGTCTGCCCAATGCATTATGTATTGAATTTTAGAACGAAGATATTTTGAAGTATCATATACTTTGAAATATTTTTCATTATCTTCATCATATAATCCATCTGTTAGTTTGATACCAAAATATTCATTTTCATTGTAAGTTATACCATATTGATTCAATAGAAAAAAAGTTCTATCAGTGATTGTCATAAAAGAGTTTTTTTCATTTCTTTTAAATACTTCACCTCTATTTTTTACATGCCACTCTGAATCATTTTCTGAATAATGTAATTCTTCTTTTGTTCCTAACTTACCTAAATCATGATGTAGAGCAACGAATACTAATTCTTCCTCTGTAAAATCACAAACACCACCTGCTTCTTCAAATGTTTTTTTCATTCTTAAAGCATTTTTACATACATTAAAAATATGGTCAATATAACCACCTTTGTATGCATTGTGATAATTTAAGTTACCTGATGCTGGAGAAATAATTAAATTACCTCCTAACTCTTTTTCAGAATACATAAAGAGTAGTTTTTCTAGTCTTTCTCCTGTGAAATACTTTTTTAAGATTTGGATGAACTTAGAGTAGTTATCTAATAGTTCTTTTTCTGATTTTTGTTTCATTTTTTATTTAATTTAGATTTTAACTTTTATTAGTCTTTTTTTTTACTTTTCTTGTCCAGATGAGGATTAGTAAAATAACATTACAAACATACGAAAAATTTTTCAAATTTCCAAGCAATTACAAAAATAATTCTTTTTTTGTTAGGATTTTGTATAGAATTTCTACTTCTTCTTCGGTAGTTATTTCAGGCAGGTCATCATCAAACAATCTTACGGTATATAGGGGATTACCTTTATCATCTAAAAATTCATCGGAGCCGGAAGAGTATAATGCGGGAACGGTATCTATTCTACTTACTTCCTCTTCATCCACATCTATTAGGGGAATAATATAATAATGGTATGTATCACCGTTATCTTCTACATCTATACGGTGACATTTCCATCGGTTAAAGCTTTCTTCACTTATTGGTGTTTGTGGTACTACTATCATACCGTAATATACGAAAAAAATAGAAAAATAACAAATTTATATGAATGTTTTTTTTATTTTTTGAATTTCTTTTTTTGCCATACAAAATGCTACCAATGTGTATCTGTGACCTCTTTTGACAGGTAAAACTTTATGAGCCAAATTCGGAGGAAAAGTTATTGCAGTATTTGTTACTGGTTTTAATATAGTTTCACTTTCATCTAAATTTTTATAAACAAATTCACCACCTTCAAAATCATCATTTAAAAAACAAACAACACTATTTACTTCAAATGGTGAATGATAATGGAAGTTTTTAGAAACTAAAAAATTTTGGGATATTTTTTGTAATCTTAATACACCACAATCGTATATAAATCCTTTTTGTAAAAATACTTTTTCTATTTTATTACGAAGAACTTCTTGAAAATTTGAATATTCAAAATTATATATATCATCATTTATAACATTATACGTAGTATTTTTGGAAAAATAAATGATTTCATCATACAATTTTTTATCAAAAAAATCCGTATAAAATTGTAGCATTATTGTAAATGTTTAATACGAATTAAATTAATAACAGAATTAATTACTAATTTTACTTTGTTATCAGTATCTGCTGAAGTTAATTTTACAATACTTTTTATTTTATTACTCATAATTGATATATTTTAGGCTCCAAATCCTGGTTTAAACTTTTCAATAACCTCTTTGTTGTGTGTTAAAACACCATTTGCGAAAAAATTATTATTATCTTTAACTTCAAATATATAAGTTTTTGTATCTATCAATGGTAATTCTTCTATTGAAACTATACTAACCATTTCTGTAATAGTTGGTAGATATAGTTTATCACCGATTTTAATATCTTTAACAGTTTTATTTAAAGTATATCTTTCGTTTGTCAATTCTGATTTGTATGATGATAATTCAAATCCTTCAGTATAAAATGGATGGTCAAATGTACAAATTGTTTCAACTCCATTATCAAATGTATATTTAACTAAATCATTATGTATTGGTGATTTTAATCCAACTACTTCTTTGGATTCTATTTTATTTTCCAACTCATTATATGATAAAACAATATCTCCTTCAACTATATCTTCAATATTTTTTTCTAAACCATCACTCATAAGAATTTTTGTACCACTTACAAAACAAAAGAATGGAGAATAATTCGGGTTGTGTTGAATTAACATTGTAGTTGCACGAGATAACATAGAATTATTATCTATATCCAATGCAGTTAAGAATACATCCTGTGGTTCCACATTTACTTCATATACTTCTTTCTCTAAAAATACTATTGAAGTAGAAACAACTTCTTTTTTCATAAGTTGATTGGTATCTCCGTTCATAATAATAACTTTATCTCCAATTTCTAAATCATTTATATATTTAAATTTAGTAATATTTGAATCTTTTAATTCAATATAAATGTTTGAGTCTTTAGCATCATCCCAAGTTGTACCATCTTCTAATTCTACTCGTATAAATAACCCTTCATAATTTAATTTATTAAAACCAATAACTTCGGCAGTATTTACTATTATACTATTTTCGGTTTCTTCAAATGTTGAATTCCAAGATGAAAAATCAATAGCTCCGGTTGGTAAATTTGAAAATTGTGTAGATTTTACAATAGTACCAACTTCTAAATTATCTATTCCTATTAAATTACCGTTTTCACCTATTATAACGGTATCTACATCCAAATGGAATGAAGGAACTCTATTATGAGATAATTTATTTATCCATTTTATTTTAGATTTATTTGTAAGTTTGTTAGAACCACTTATAAATTCATCGGGCCATATATTATTTTCAACAAAAGAAGAAACTGTATATGAACCTAAATGTAAGGTATCTAAATTAGCACCATATAAAATATCTAAACTTCTTATAACGGAATATCTATTTTCTACTAAGTTATTTTCTGAATTTACAAATTGTTGAATCAGATTATCTTCACTTAAAGAATTTTTTAAACCATTTAATTCATCTTCTGAAGTTACGTTATATAATGCGGGATATTCAGAAAGTTGATACATTGGAAATCTATGTTTTACCACAACATTTGGTGATACATTTTGTATATTATCTATGTTTATGGTATCTAAAACATAATCATCAACTTTTAAATAAGTTGGAATAGAATAATTTTCATCTTGTATTAAATCAACTATTCCCTTTTTATCCGCACAATACACTTCATCTATAAGAGCAGTTGCATCATATGCCTGTCTTAATATTAATTTATTTTCACTATCTTCTATTTGTGGTACTGTAATTGAAGCGGCACCTACTTCATGTTTTGTAAACTGAATTCCTAAATTATTACAAATACTTTCTAAAACCTCTGAAAATACTATACCTGTTTCTGAAAAATTCATTTCAGTCTCTCTATTTACTATGTAATGTAATTCAGTAAATTCATTGGATGATATAAAATTTGTTAATTCAGTAAAATCAAAATCATTAAGTATATCATTATTATGGACACTAATGTTTGTATTCATTTCTATGAATTTAACATTATCATTTTCATCTCTTAAAAAATCACTACCTATTAAAAGTGCTCTCATATTTTTAATTTATTTTTACTAACTATAAGTATTATCTTTTTTTAATTATAACCCGTCTACTACATCCCATTTGCCAATACCACATGCTCCCTTTTTAGGTGAATGTATTTTTGCTTCCAAAGGACACCCACATTCTCCACAAATAACAGAAAAATCAACATCTTCAATTATCTGTCTTCTGTATGAGCAGGTTGAACATATTTTTAATCGCTTTAACGCAAGTTCTCTTTCGGATTGAGATGGTTTCCATTTGATAACCCATGCTTTTAGTATTTCTTCAAATTTATTCATTTGATTTTAGATTGTATTTCTTTTACTTTGGAACAATGTTCATACATTTCTATATTCAAAAATTGTTCGTTTAACCATTTAAGTAAATCGGAATATTCCCTTTTAGATATTGTAATATAAAATGATGAATTTTTTAATTTGAATAAAACCAACTCTTTTGCACCTCTATTGGATTTAAAATTATCTATTGTATCCAATACTCTTTCTAAATCTTTGGGTGTAAGGGATGCTCTTCGAATATATTCTTTCCAATCCCATTTAACATAACCCTTTTCCAATTTATTCAATGCGGAAATATTCATAACTTTTTATATATACATAAATATAAAGGGAATGAAAAAACTTCCACTCCCTTTACAAAAACCTTGTGATTATATGTTAATTAATCTATTTTAGTTCCACAATGTGGGCAGAACTTATATGAACTCTTTTTAATTCTACTACCACATTCTCCACAGTAATTACGAATATCCTTTCTATCAAACACTTTTTGTGAATGAGGAAGAATCTTCCAACTTACGGTATGAAAACAAAATGTATCAAACTCTTTATCTGAATTATCAAATGTTTGAGTTGATACTTCACCTTTTTCTACTACACCAGTTTCAATGTTACCTTTTGGTGTTGGGTTTGAATAAAATGTCTCGTGTGTAGTTCCGAAAGTTGTAGTATAAGATGGAACGTGCATACCTGTTGTTGTGAAAGTAATAGGATTACTATTTGATGTTGTATATGTTGCATTACTATTTAACAACGTAGTTCCACCTGCACTCCATCCTGAACTGTTACCCCAACTAATTCCACCAGATGAGAAAATGTTAGTTAATCTTTTTTCTCTGAAGAAAGAAATCTCAACTAATCCATTTAAACGAATTGCGTTTTGAACTTCGGTATCACCACCATCTACATCATAGGTTGTGAAAGTAAATTTGTTATTTGTATCTAAAAACCTTTCTAAGAATATTCTCTCACCAGGTCTAAGAACGATACCACCATTTGAAATCCATTCACCATTCAGTTTGATTTTGGCAAGTACGGTTTCTGTGAGTGGGTTGAATAATTCTATCTCAAAAGAATCATCATTTTTTAGGTAAACATTTCCGTTGATTTGTTTTAACCTCTGTTTGTTTTTGGTAACAAACGATTGCGGGTTTGGTAGCGTGGCTACCCAATTTTGAGTGTACATAATTTTATCTCCTTATTTTTTGTTTGTATTTAAATCTTTATTCGTTGGTAACATCCCAACTCAAATGCCACATTGGACACTAAAGGTTTAACCACAAGGTTTGAATATAAATATACGGAAAATAATTTATATTACCAAATCGGCGGGAGGGGGAGGGGGGTTCGTTTTAAGAAAATTTTTGGTCGTAAAAGAATTTCTTATCTCTATTGATAGTTGCCTCTATTTAGTGTGGATTGTGATAGTTGCCCAGTTTAGTACCGATTGAGTACCTCTTTTAACAACACTTCTTACACCCCTTAGCCTTCCATATGCGGGATTTTAGGAACCAAATGGGGAAATATACCACCACACATCCAACAAAGAGAACCAGCCCCGCTAAAAGGAACGGAGAAAAGAGGATAAGAGTTGATATTGAATTCCACCAGTTTTTCATATTTTAAAAGATTATCCTCCGGAGCCAGTTGTGGAAGTTGTTGTAGTTGATGGTAGTTTAGAAACCGTATCGGAAAGAGATGATAAATTGGAAGTAAGAGAAGATACTTGTGATTGTATTCCCGCAGTCAAATCACCCGAAAGGGCATCGGTTTGAGGAGTGGAAACGATTGAAGTAATCGTAGATTCTTTTCTTACTACCGTATGGGTATCTTCATTTTCGAAAATCGTAGTAATCCTCTTATCAGTAGCAATATCTAAAGAGGTGACTTCCTTACCATTAAAGAAGACATCCTTAATTAAATTAAAATCTTGACGAAGTAATTGAAGCTTGGTATCAACAGTAGTTATAAACTTCTTTAATTTAGTTTTATCTAACTTACCATCAGATTGAAGGGTTTCTACATTCAATTTCTCAATAGAGTAATGAGGTGCTTCGACCATCCTATAAAAGTTATAGTAAGAGTAAGTATCCGAAGGTTTAGTATCTGAATCTGTAAGTGTCCAATTAATCTGTTGTATAAGAGAAAGAGGTAACCCCTGAATCAATTCCGTATCTTCGTAGTTATATACCACATTCGTAACCCCTGCGATAGAGTTGGCACCCTCTCTGTTATTTGCCAATTCTGTAAGGGGTGTAACCTCTAAAGTAATGATAGGGATAGATTTACCCATAGGACGATTTAATACCGTACCATTTTGTTCTATATCGTAATGAGGATTAAGAGAACTCTCTATCTCTGAAAGGGTATTAGGAGAAACGAGATTCACATCCAAAACCTTTACTATGATTCCATCTGCTTCTAAGACTGGGATAAGATTAGGTAAGGTTGAACCGAAATTAAAAACCAAAGGGGGTACGGATGGGGATGCGGTTATTCTCCACTCCTTTCCATCCTTACTTATAGAATATCTTTGAGGGTTTTGGTTTATGGGTTTCATCTCTTACTAAGTTTCTTATAAATAGTAACTTCTTTTGTTTTGGGGTGTTTTCTCTTTTCTGCTTCCAATACTCCTCTTCTTAACTGTTGATACCTTCCTTCCCATACACAATCCTCAATGATGTAATTTATAATCACCTCATCTGATACTCTACCTCTCATTTCTTTAGGTAGGTTTTTTGCTTCATCGGATGCCAAACCTATAAAATGAACTTGAGTTGCCAATCCCACTGAACATCCAAAATGGTTTGATATCTTTTTATATACTTCTTCTTTAATCATAACATATATAAATATCACTATCCTCAAAATAAGGTAAAAAGAAAA